TTATTTGATGGTGAGCTTGTTGTATAATGCTTTGTCGCTGTCTGTGCGGTACCATTTGAGACCACGGGAATTGTAAATTATATTTGCTTCGCTTAGAATGCTTATTGGATAATAGCAATAATTCAAACCTGTTGCGCGAAAGGCTAAATAGGAGTTGTTTGATGGGATTGTGTTTCTGTGTGATGGGGGACTTAATACGTTTATTTGCTCTCCGGCTCTCGCAATGTGGTCAAATTCTAAAGATTTACCATTGATATAAACAATGTCACCGGTCTTTAGTAACTTGTGCAGGTTGTGGCAATAACCTGTCTTGGGATATCTGCATTTCCATATCAGTAGTCTGATGGGTTCTAATATCAAGAAATTTAGCAGGCACAGAATTGTAAGTATAACGAGTAGGCCCGCTATTGCGAATAATGGGCGACCGACTATGTCTAATATGGTTGGTGGGTTTTCAATGAGGTCTTTAATTAAATAGTAAACTGGATAAAGAAAAAATAATCCCAATAATCCAATAACAAATATGGCGAACAGCACACCGGAAATGGCGGATAGTGCGGTAAGGCATATTTTTTTTGCTTTCATGCTTTATAGAAACTTGTTTGTCTGTTTGTATTTATTGTACCGCCCATCTGGTGATGGGCGGTACAATAATTATATACATGTGCGTATGAGGCCCATGACGCGGTATATGCGCAGTACATCTGACTTTGGGACGCGAAAGGTGACGTATCGCGCCTGGTTGTTGGTGGACTGGCATTCGTAGTGATTCTCGCGGTCGATGAGTATTCGTATGAACAGGCCGTGGTTGATGGTGTCTATGGCGTAGATGTTGCCATTGAGTATGTATGTGTTCTTTGACATTGCGCTTAAGGCCACCCGGTCACCGACCTTGAAGTCGGGGAGCATTGCTTCGTCTTGTACTTCCATGTATAACTGGTAGTCGGAGAAGCCTGGGAAGTATGGCACGAGCTCGACTCCATCTTTATGTTTTTCTACAAGTTTCTCGTACACGTCTAAGTTAGGTTGTTTGTACATGCTCATTGGTATGAGTGGCCTGACGTTTGTGGTGGCGGTCTTTATACCGAATGGGCGTGTTTGTTTGGTTGTTGGTTCTGTGTTATATGTTTGATGTACGTTCGTGGCGAGCATGGTTGCACCAGGCGAGTTGTAGTTGCGCTGCTGCACGTTCGCCGGGTCCGCGGGTAACTTCACCTGCCTTTCTTGTATGGGGAGAAGCATGTCACCTTCTCCGGTGATTACCCAATCCATGTTTAGTTGTGGATTGGCTGCTTGTATTTTGGCTAAGGTTTTTTTCGTTATGTTCTGTTTTCCTTTTAGCATTCGCGCGAAATTAGCAGGGTCTATGCCCGCATTCTTGGCGAATGCGTTTACAGTACTTTCTATCGTATAGATGTACTTTGTTATATTTTTTGCTATATCATACATGACAAAACAGTCTTAATATAGGTTAATGTTGTATTTTACACGTGTAGAAATTTGGTTTTACACGTGTATTACTATATCTTTGCAATCGAAATCAACAATCACCCAACAGGTGGTTACTGCAAAGGTAGTGAGATTTGTTGGTGATTGCAACAAAATGAAGGTTAGAGTTATGAGAAGGAACAAATACATAATTCAGGTGCCTTATGGCGCGAAGACAGAGATTGCCAAGAAAATTGGAATTAGGAAGGAGTATGTGAGCCGTGCGTTGCGGTACGACAGTGAGACCGCTCCGAGCCAGATGCGTATTCGTGATATTGCGATGAAGGAGTTTGGCGGACGTTTGGTTAAGTTGGTTTACTAAAGATAGATAGAATGCCATGACACTGAGTGAAGTAAACAGATTGATAAAGGAGTCGGTGCAGATAGGTGTGATGCAGGCAATAAAGACTTACGAGCCTGCTCGTGACTGCATAAGGGCTTCGGAGTTGCGTGCCTGGCTTTCGTTGAACAAGATTGACTATGGTTTGTTCAGACGGTTGGAGGAGGCTGGCCTTGTGAAGAAGGTGAAGCAGGGCAATGGCACGAACTCGCCGATGGTGTATTCGAAGGCTGAGGTGAAGCAGGCTGTTGCGACGAGCACGGTGTGCGGTTGGCTGGCTGATGGTAGTATAGATAAAAACTGATGGCGTATGGACAAGATGGACAAGAAAGAGACAATGCGGATTAAGTCGATAGAGCGCAAGGCTTACGAGGTTTACAAGGAGGTTGATGCGCTGATAGACCATCTGCAGAGAGAGAATGTTGATTGGGAGATAATTGACGAATTGAAAAGTACTCGTGATGCCTCGTGTGATGTGGTTGACGCATTACAATATGTGAGGGAGGAGTATGGTGATAATGAGTATTGATATGGCTATGACAGACAAAGATAAAGAGCTCGTGCAGTTGGCAAGGACGTACACGTACTTTGATGTTTGCAAGGTGGTTGACATGAAGAAGATTGCTGACACTGATGAGGCGAGAAGAGAATTGAGTATGATAGCATCTTCGTTGTATCACGAAGAAGAGTGGTACGCGGGATTGTTATAACACATAATAAAAAGACTGGTAAGATGAAGGATACGATTAAAGATGTGATAAAGGCACTTGTGTTTGGTGCTGTGATTATAGCTGGCCTGGTGTATGCTGGCCGCAGTGACTACCGCGATGCGGTGGTGACTGAAATGAAAAATAACGGTACGTACTACTCCATGCTGCATGAGCACCCCGACTGGACTGAGGGTCAGATGGTGGAGGCGTATGTTGACAAGGAATAATGATTGCTTAGTGAAATAACTACTTTGTGTGTTACAACTGTGGCCCGCTCAGTCTGTGAAGATATGGCGGTGCCGCGTACAAAGGCACTGTGCGGTTCGTGATGAATAGTGTGTGCCGTTCTGCCATGGCTTGATGTTTGGACATGGTTCGGCATGATGCTGTGGCAGTGGTTGGATTTAAGTTGATACTTATCTATTACACAGAGGCGTTGTATGGTTCGTGATGAATAGTGCACGCCGCCCATGCAGGTGATAGGCCGTTAATCGGATAGGCGGCAAGGAGACAGTGCATTGGACTCGCCATCAGTAATGATGCTGGATAGCCTTGGTGACGAGTTTGGTTTTTGCGTGACATAGGACATTATGGGGTTCGACTCCCCTCGCCTGCACGACAACAAGATTACTAACAATTAAACGAAAGACAATGGAACAACAGACAACTCAACAACAGGTGGTGGCTATGGCCAGCCCTCAGGAACAAGAGATACAGCTGCTTAAGATAAAGCAGGACACAGAATTTGCTGCCACTCCGGTGGGTCAGCAGGTGAAGCAGTTTGAGGCGACAATGCGTATTGCCAAGATGTATGCGATGTCGAGTTTTATCCCCGACTCGTATAAATACAAGAATCGTCAGCCTCTTGACATGAATAGTGTGATAGCTAACTGCACAATCGCCTTGGAGATGGCCACGCGAATGCAGGCCAATCCGCTGATGGTGATGCAAAACTTATATATCGTTCATGGCCAGCCGGCATTCAGCAGCAAGTTTTTGATAGCTTGCATCAATGCGAGCAAGCGTTTTTCTCCTCTCCGCTATGAGTTTAGGGGTGATGAAGGCACAGAAGATTATGCTTGCAGAGTCATAGCCTACGAGATAACCGACACCAAGCACAAAGAACCGCTATGTGGTGACTGGATAAGCATCAAGATGGCAAAGGCCGAAGGTTGGATTGGCAAGACTGGCAGCAAGTGGCTGACGATGCCGAGCCAGATGTTGCGATACAGAGCTGCCGCCTTCTGGCAGAGGACGTATTGCCCGGAGATAAGTATGGGCTTGATGACTGCCGAGGAGGCTCAGGACAGTTATGTGCCTTATGAGGAGGTAAAGCCGCAGCCGGTGTCGTCGGTTCCGACAGACGAGATAAGGCGTCCTTCGCTGACGGAGCTTGCCGCTCGCACTGCTCAGCAGCAGACTGGTGAGGCGCAAGTTCGTCCAGAGGCTACTGAGTCGAACCCTTGGGGCGATGCAGAGGAAACAGATGTTGAAGGTGTAAAATCAGAAGGCAATGTATGACAACAAGAATCAGAACACGTTAGAGTGGTTCCGCCAAAGGCTGGGTAATATTACTGGTTCGGCGGTGGGCAACTTGATGGTGAAGCCCAGGGCGAAGGGCGAGACATGGAGCCAGACGGCTTTGTCGTACTTGAACCAGGTGGCTTTTGAACGTGCGATGAACCCTTTGGTGGTGGAAAATGATGACCTGTTTGCGCAGTATGTGGCGTTGAATGAGGTGAAGAGCAAGGCCATTACTTGGGGCCACGCGATGGAGGGCGAGGCCGCGCACCTGTTTGCGGTGATGTTCAAGAGTTTGTATGGCAGCACGAATCATGCGCCTTATGAGCTTGAATTGATAGAGCCATCGTCGGTGGTGTGCAAGGATTTGCCCCATTTTGCGAGTTCTCCGGACCGCATGTTTTTCAACCCCGAGACTGGCGAGGAGTGTGCGGTAGAAATTAAGTGCCCGCAAGGCCAGTCGTTTGCGAAGTTTGTGAATGGTGTGTTTTTGCAGTCGTCGCATGAGAGCCAGCTTGAAGGTTTGAAGAAGTCAGATGGCAACTACTATTGGCAGTGTTATGCCCACATGCTGGCGACTGGTGCGACAAAGACCTACTTTGTGGTGTACAACCCGTTTATGCAGAAGCCAATTTTTGCACTTGAGATTGCTCGTGATGAGGCTGTGATAGATGAATTGCGTGCCAAGATATGTGCTGGCAATGCGTATGTGGACGAGTTGGCAGGCCGCATAACCGGCAAGACAAGAGTTGAAGTTGATGGCAGAGTTATACGTCCTTAGAGGTGCGGACGGTGGTTTGATGCCATGCTATGCGGAAGATGCCGCGCAGATAGAGCGTCTTGCCAGAGGGCGTGTGTACCTTGTAAGAGTGTATGAAGCCCGCAATGTTCGCCTTCATCGTAAGTACTTTGCGCTGATAAATGCAGCCTGGGGAGCCTGTGGTGAGGTGTGGCGGAAGAAGTTCCGTAACAAGGAGAACTTCAGACGGAGTGTCACTCTGCTTGCCGGTTATACGGACCATGTGTATAACGCCCGCAGTGGTGAGTGGGTAGAGATGCCGCGAAGCATAGCCTTTGACCGCATGCGTGAAGATGAGTTTGAGCAGTTGTATGATGCGACGGTGAGGATTATCAGAGCGCAGTTTGCGCCAAGTGGCAAACTTGCGAGAGAGGCTTTTGAGGAGGAGATAAAGGAATTTTGAAAAAAAAGGAAGGAGGGCGCAGCCAGGAAGGTATGCAGCGGCGTATCACTCATATAAAAAAGACGATAGCGCATTTCGTCGGCCCTTCTTCCTTGATATATAAAAGTTGATGAGTTGAGGAGTTGGAGTTTTTAAGTTGAAGAGTTGAAGAGTTAAGAGGTCGGTTTAAGTGGTTGAACTCGTAGAGGTAACTTCATAAACATGTAAACTCTTAAACTCATCAACTTGAAGGTAAGCTCATAAACTTGTCAACTCGTCAACTAATAAAAAACAAGTGACTAATTAAAATGAAGATAAATGAGAGAGCAAAGCAGGCTGGACCAGATGAGGCGCCTGGCTAATGAGGGTGTTCCGCGCATGCGCCGCCACCCCCATGATGAGGAGCACCGTTTGCAGGTGGCCTGTGTGCGTTGGTTCCGGTTGCAATATCCGGAGTTGGCTTATGCGTTGTTTGCCGTACCGAATGGCGGGCGGCGAGATGCGACGACAGGTGCGAAGTTGAAGGCCGAGGGCGCGCTTGCGGGTGTGTCGGACCTGATACTGTTGAAGCGGAGCGGTGCGTATGGCGCGCTGCTGATAGAAATGAAGACTCCCAATGGTCGTCAGAGCGATGCTCAGCGCAGATGGGAGGAAGAGATTACAGCGTGTGGTGAGTACCGATATGTAGTGTGCCGAACGTTCGAGGGGTTCAAGAATGAGGTAAGCGGCTACATCGGCATCTCACTACGAGAAAAAAATAAGAGTGAGTAATATGGCAGAGAGCAAACGAACGGCCAGTTACTTCTCGCACGACAGCAATGCCAGGAACTCCGACCGATTGATAAAGGTGCGCATGAAATATGGCGCATTGGGTTACGGGGTTTACTTCATGATACTGGAACGGTTACGCGATGACCCCAGATACATGAGTGTCAGAGATTATAATATGATAGCCTTTGACCTTCGTGTTGACTCATCGGTGATTAAGTCCGTTGTTGAAGACTTTGGGTTATTTGTCTTCACCGAAGATGGTGAGTACTTCTACTCCGAAGGTTTCATGCGCAGAATGGACTTGAAGGATAATGAGAGGCAGAAGCGGTCGGCAGCGGGCAAAAGGGCCATGGCTACCAGATGGGGCACAACAACTGATAAGAGTGTTATAACAGAGTTACCCGAGAACGATAAGAGTGTTATAAGAGTGTTATCGGAAACTGATAAGAGTGTTATAACAGAGTTACCCGAAAATGATAACAAGAAAAGTAAAGTAAAGGAAAGTAAAGTAAAAGATGATGGTGTAGAAGAAAAATCGCCATCGACGGCATCACCGGCAGAAGGTGATAATTTGGCAACGGACTTGAATGAATTGCGCAAGGAGAGTGGTTGGATTAACCTTGTTGCCATGAAGTTTGGCATGTCAGTGGCCGATGTTGTAGGCATGATAGCAGACTTTGAGCTTGACTGCCGCGTGAACGGCAAGACGTATCACCAGAACCTTGCTGATGTGAAGAGCCACTTTGCGAACTGGCTCCGCATACAGCGCAAACAAGAAACGAACCATGCAGGAAGTGAACAAGACCCCGCAGCAGCGGAAGCGAAACATACCCGACGTAGGGGAACTGATGTTGCAGCTACGTCGTCAGCGGATTACTCAACAAGGCTTTAGGTTGCCGCTTGGTGTGGAAGATGCTTATGAGCTGCTGTACTCAGCCCTCCGTGTGGAGGTGGAGAGCAAGCATCGCAAGTTTGTGGCAGACGATGAGACAACTCGCATTGTGGCCACGCTGGCGAAGTATCTGACATCGAAGGACGTGCACCTGACGGGACTGATGTTCTGTGGTATGTGTGGCAATGGCAAGACGACGATGCTGTATGCCCTGCAGAATGCAGTGAACTGGCTGAAGAAGAATAACCGGTTTGGCAAGGAGCAGACGGAACGCGGCCTTGACCGGCTGAATGTGGTAGATGCCCGTACGATAGTGCGGCGCATGAAGATGAAGCCGATGGAGTTGATAAAGACCCCGATGCTTGCCATAGAGGACATGGGCCGCGAGCCTGCTGAGGTGCTTGACTATGGCAATGTGACTACTCCGCTGACGGAGCTGCTTGAGTGCCGGTATGATGAGCGGTTGTTTACGGTAATCACTACGAACCTGACGGGGAAGCAGATACGTGAGAAGTATGGCGTGAGAATAGCCGACCGCATCAACGAGATGATGGAGGTTGTGGTGTTCAAGAACGGGTCGTACAGGTGAGGAGGGGGATTGGTTTAAGTTGAAGAGTTGAGGAGTTGAAAAGTTGAGGATTTGACGGGTAAAAACAGCAAACGACAAAACGAATGATAACAAAATTTAATTTCAAGAGCCATACAATCAAGAGTTATGCGATACGCAAGCTCACGCCATTGGAGTGTTTCAGACTGATGGGTGTGCGCGATAATGTGATATACACGATGCAGAGCACCAATGCCGAGGCCGCCGAAAGAGTGCAAGGTTGGAAAGGCAAGGGCAAGGCAGAGGACATGGCGATTTCTGCGTCACAGCAATACAAGCAAGCAGGAAACAGTATTTGTATAGATGTGCTTGTTTGCTTGTATGAGCAACTGTGGTACCCGAAGCATGAGAAGCGTGAAATAATAGAATTGCAGTTGTTCCCAGAGATGAAGTTGCCTTCGGAGCCAGTGGACAAGAGCAAGGGCGAGAAGGTAATCATCACCACTTTCAGTGGCTACGACTCGCAGCTGATGGCAGCGGACGTACTAAAGGAGCGACACCCCGACTTCAAGTGGACTTGCATGGGTTGGAGCGACATAGACAAGTATGCTTGTCAGATGCACGACCTTGTGTTTCCGCAGTATGCTGACAAGGCACTTGGCGACATCACCAAGATAGACTGGCACAAGGTGAAGGACACCTTGCAAGGTCGCGAGGTAGATTTGTTCACCTATTCTTCGCCTTGCCAGGACATCAGCCAGGCGGGCAAGCAGATGGGCTTGAAGGAGGGCAGTGACACCCGAAGTGCCTTGTTGTGGCGCGTGGCCGATGCCATTGAGGTGCTGAAGCCAAAATATCTGTTGCAGGAGAATGTGGCAGCCCTGGTGAGCAAGAAGTTCATGCCCGACTTCCAGAAGTGGTTACAGAAGCTTGAGCAGTTGGGCTATATCAACCGTTGGGCGCGCCTTAATGCCAAGGACTATGGTGTACCTCAGAACCGCGACCGAGTGTTCTGCCTTTCGATGCGCAAGGACGTGGCCTTCGACTACCAATTTCCGAAGCCTTTTGCGCTCGCCACACGACTGGAAGATGTGCTTGAAGATGAAGTGGCCGACCGCTATTTTCTGAAGGACGATGCTGTGAGCAAGTTCCTCAAAGCCAACGACACCGACACGGCACTGTTCATGCAATTCGACTTTCCTCCCACCCACGAGGCGGCGATGTTCCTCAAAACATGGCTCACGATATGGCTGCAAACATTTGATGGTTGGAGCATGACACCCACCCAGTTTGAAGAGGAACTTGGCAAGAGCACAGATGCAATCAACGTTAGTTATGCCATGTTCAGCGAGCAAGGTGCGGCAGCATTGGGAGAGAAGTTTGAAAGTCTGTATAACGAGAACATGAAACGCCGTCCGAACGATGCAGTGTAAGCTAACCAGAGCAGCCCGTCCGTTCCAAGTCCATAGTGGTGGTAAAAGACAGGCCGTGAATGTGACCGACGGAGAGTGTGCAGCCACCCTTACCACTCGTTACGAGAATATAGGGCCTACCAACATTCTCACTCTCGCCCATTATCCAATGACGGTAGTGCTATATGAATATGAATAAGATAATCCTAAATGCCGCAAGTCGGGGGTGTAATCTCTTGTTATCCCACACCATCAAGGCCAATTACTATAAAATGGGAGTGCGCAACTTCCTTTTTACTACTGGCAACGATGGTTTCGACGCCACGGCGGTAATGATTGAATATGATTGAATGTATCGGTAATCTTTTTTACGGCGAGTTCAAAAGCGGATTTGGTGGTAACGTGATAGGCGTACATGGCGAGTGTTTAGCCCTTACCCCACTGCTTACACGCTATGGCGGGCTGCAAATAATGATTGAATATGATTAGACCTAATAGGGTGGGGGATTGCGTATGCCTCGGCAGACTAATACCTCCTTCCGATGGGTGGCACGACTTATGCCTTCGGGTGTACAGCGTGTATGGCGCAAGTCCTTGCATACCGTCAAGGGCACAAGGTGCCACTATCTGCCCTAAGATATTGATAGAATATGCTTAATATCATAATATATCAACGATGTGGTGACAGAGATAAGGTAGCCTATTCTTTTAGTAAAGAACACGTTTACACTATCCCAGCCAATCCGATGAGCGACCGTGTGCAACATTTAATGATTGAATATGCTTAAAAAGAATGCTCGGCTTGAACGCATGGTTGCCCAAGGCTTCCGCCCAGGACATGGCATTTGGATAGATACCTACAACCGACAATTCGGTGGGGGGTATAATCTACACCATACTTGCCGGAGTGAGCAGCCGTAACCATTACTATGTAGCAGTAGAATTATGAATGCTGAGATACGCCCCATCATTCTGGGCCGTTACTCACCATCGCAAAACGGCATCATTGTGTCGGCAAAGGGCATTGCGCTTTGCATAGCTGGAGGTGGTAAGGGACATGATGTGGACAAACCTAAGATATTGATTGAGTATGATTAACCAAACAGCCTTTGTGCAACGAAACTCTCAAATATTTCCCCGAGTGGGGGGATATTCTACCGCACTATCCTCACGCTACGAGGCTTGGGCAGGCTTGTACGACGAGCATGGACAGCACACGATGATACTGGTAGAATATGATTAGCCGGAAGGACTTGATAAGAATGAAGTGGCGTAGCGACGACACCATTCGTTTTTACCGAAATACGCCCGATAAACGTGGTGTGAGTGAGATGGTGATAAACAACCTGCACCATGTGGCCTATACGGTAGTGTCCGGCAATGTGGGCAATGTGCTTATACCGCTATAAGATATGGAGCATAGATATTACATTGGCTGGAGCAGAGACAATAAGGGCAAGATTGTGAAGCGTCCGGTAAAACAGATAGCCAATGCCATCACCCAGGCTACTGGCGGAGCGCATATCTGTGAGGACGGATTGGGCAACACGACACCCTATGTGGTGTATGTGCGTGAATAAGAGTAAATAAACCATCAACGATAATATAACAACAGCAATGAACAATCTAACGACAACAACACAAGGTAACCCTTTTTATGGCAAGAGCCTGAAAAGACGCATTGGCTCACCTCTCTACACAACCTACAAGAATGGCATTAACGAGCTGGAGGAGCGCGACAGACGATGCAGAGAAGAACCGACGAGCAAGGAGAGCCGCATATTTGGTGATGTGTTCTACTTGAACATGATGCGCAAAGAACTTGCTAACGAGAAGCTGCGCAGTGCGCTGTGTACTATCAGCCAGAGCAAGTACTACCGACACGACATTAAGAAGTGCGTGAAGGAACTTCAGATTAAGATTGCACGCTGGGACAGTGATATAGCTCGCTGTATAGCTACCGACAGCTTGATTGACATGTATGACGGACTTGCAGAATATACGAGCGAACACTTTGAACATCTGTGGCAACCGTTCTATTACTCGGTGATGCAGGTGCTTACTCGGAATGGCGTTAAGGACGCTCCCGTGATGGCGGCTCTTGAATGTGCGCTGCCTTTGTATGAGTATGCCAACGGCCGATTGCTGATGGACATTGCACAGACAGCAATGGACTGCCCTGCCACAAAGCTGCTTGGCGTGATGGTGGAGGAGGATATTTACCGCATGGCCGACAGACTACGCACAAGACTGGCTGGCATTGTGACTGGCAAGGACGAGGAGATTGACCTTAATGCCGACAACAACGTCAACACAGCTGGCGTCAATCTGCTTAACGCATTGAGCAACACGGAGCAAATGAAGGGCTGGCTACAAGATTACTTTGAATCTCGCGATAGTGCGAAATAAATTGACAAACAATATGACGATAGAAGAAAGAGTACTACACTACACACAAAGGAATTCCTACGGGAGATTGATATTTCCTCATTGCGTGAGAGCGCACATTGACGAGATAATGCTCTATGCTCCTTGGGCGTTGAGTGCAACAGAATTGAATAACATTAAGAGAGGTATTATGCGATGAATAGGCCAGTGTGCAAGAACTGCAAAAACTATGTGTGGAAGACGAACTTGCTCTATCTGCCAGACGGATATTATTGCAAGTATGCCTTCAAGCCTTATGCTCACAAGTGGGGCAACTGCATTGATGATTGCGAACACAACGACAAAATAATAAGTGGTAACAACAACAAAAACAAATAAAGAAATGGAAACAAACATTGGAAAGAAAGTCATTATCCGCGGCGACCGCAGCGGAGTAGAGTTTGGAACACTTGTAGCATACAACGGCCAAGAGGTTACGCTGCACAATGCTCGTCGCATCTGGTATTGGGACGGAGCGGCTTCTCTCTCTCAGCTTGCCGCAGATGGAACGTCTAACCCGAGTGTATGCAAATTCACTGTCGCGGTAGAGAGTATTACCATACTTGACGCAATAGAGATAATTCCTTGCACTGACAAAGCGATAGAATCAATAGAAGGAGTACCAGCATGGAAACTTTAGAAACGCGCATTAAAACATTTTTGAGTACAACCTCTGTTTTTGTCGATGGCAGAGGTTATGGCTATGGCGGTGGCTCTGGAGCTGGCTATGGCTCTGGCGGTGGAGATGGCTACAGCAATGGCTCTGGCAATGGCTTTGGCAATGGCAATGGCTGTGGTGATGGCGGTTGCTATGGAGACGGCTATGGTTGTGGTGTTGGCGGTGGTGGCGGCTCTTACTCTGGCAAAGGCGTAAATGAACTGAATGGAGAAAATGTCCATCTCGTAGATGGTATTCAAACCATTATAAAATCAGTTCACGGCAATATTGCGCAAGGTTTTATCCTAAACAGCGACCTTACTTTGCAGCCTTGCTACATTGTCAAAGAACAAAATAAATTCGCTCATGGCGACACCTTGCACGATGCTTTCACATCTATGCAAGAGAAACTCGAGAGACTCTATGACGAGAGCACCGAGGAGGAGCGAATAGAGGCGTTTGTTAAGAAATTCCCCAACTACGACACGCCCTATCCCAATCGCGACCTTTTCGCTTATCACTACGTCCTCACTGGCTCATGCCGCATGGGGAGAGAGAGCTTTTGCAAGGATAAGGGCATAAACCTTGATGGCAGCACCACAGTCCGCGAGTTCGTATCTTTAACAAAGGATAATTATGGGTCAGAAACTATTCGTATGCTACCGCAGGCTTATGTAGTGGACGAGATAGATGAATGGTAATTATGGCATGGCTGGCAGTAGATAAAAATGGTACAGAATGTATATGTAGCACCAAGCCTTATCGGGATTGGGTGGATTTTATGTGGTGTATTGAAAATATTTTCAACTCCTGTGCTATAAGATTACCAAAAGGTTCTATTGAAAAGCTTATTGGAAGAAAATTAACTTGGAACGATAAGCCCGTAGAACTTAAAGATAAATAACATGACACGAAAAAAATACAAAAGAGTTCCCTTCGACCTTGAACTGTCGAAGAAGATTAGCAACAAGGAAGTTAAAGGAAGGATAGTATCAGAAGATGGTCGTAAGGTTCGCATTATTTACATCGACAACGAGTCTTTTACTGAAACAACATTACTCGCAATGTATAAGGATAAAGATTTTAATATAAAGAACTACCGATTGAATAAAGATGGAAGATATTTCCGAGGAGAAAGAAGTGACCTTGACATTCATCTCGAAGTTCCAAACAATGAATACCTAAAAATTATAAATAATGACACGAACAAAATACAAAAGAGTTCCCTTTGACATTGAATTGGCGAAGAAAATAACCAACAAGGAAGTTAAAGGACGGATAGTTAATGGTAACGGAAACGAAGCACGCATTATCTGCTGGGATAAGAGATGCGGTTGTTTAAGGTACCCTATCATTGCATTAGTTAGCGGAGGCGATGAAGAATACATCTATACTTTTACAGAAGGAGGAATTGAAACTATCAATTTTGAAACGTTCAGAGACCTCCACATCGAAGTCCCCACATACTACCGCGACTACTCCAACTTTGTTCCGCAAAAATGGCAACCTTGTTTGGTGAGAGATGGCGAGAATCTTATTTGGTTTCCTCTAATTTACGCATATACTGATTGTCAAGGTAAAATGATGTTTTACGATGGAAGCTATATAAGACCATTTGCTAATGTTCTCCCCCTCTCCAAGGTTACTGAACGCCTGGTAGGAACAACGAAAAGCTACGAACAACTGATAAAAGAACTTGACGAAAATGGCAAAGATTAAATCATGTGACGGGCAAGGCTGCAAGGAGCGCAAGGCTTGCCTGCGATTCGCTCTGTCGCATACAGAGAGTGACAGACATAACATTCACAAGGCTTGCTATTACACAAGACCGAACGGGCGCGACTGCCCGATAATGATTAAACAGGTGACGATATGAAACCACAATACTAACTCCCAAAACATTATAAAACATTATGAGAACAAACACTATCAACATTGCGGACATTTTGGCGAAGCAACCGATAGGCACAAAACTCTATTCACCTCTTTGTGGTGATTTGTTTCTTGAAAAATTAGATAACGGCAATGGAATCATTTATTGCCGCACCCGAAACTATGCTGACGTAGGTTGCATAAAATTTACGGAGTACGGCCGTTTTTACTTTGAAAATGGCTGCTCGTCCGACGCTGGCGAGTGCATACTGTTTCCGTCAGAAGCGTTGCGCCAGTGGAACGTAGCCCAGTTTGAAAATGGCGACATAGCGGTGGTGGAAGCTCACGACATCAGGTATGATGACCCGCAGATACACATCATGATTTTCAAAAAACACGACTGGAGTGATGGCGTTATTCATTTCCACGTCATGATGACTAACTCAGATGATTTGTGCGACCATGAAAGCACGTTAAGTGTCACCACAACCCCCTATGTGCGCAGCATCTCGTGTCGGTGGCCTTACAGCGATGAATTTTCTAAATTAAAAAAAGCCTTGAGTGAGCATCATTTGCGATGGAATGCCGAAAAGAAATGCGTTGAACCCCTCCCGAATGAAGAAGGGCAGACAGCCCCACGTTTCAAGTTTGAGCCTTATGACAAGGTGCTGGTGCGCGATGGGGATAATGACAGGTGGCAGCCGGCGTTTTTTTCTGTGTTAAAGGAGGATAGTGCAGAAAAATTTGGCGTAATAGATGGATATATTCCTACTTTCTACAGTCAGTGCATACCCTACAACGACGGCACAAAGCATTTGCTCGGCACGTACGCCCCTTACAAGCCAAAGGCGTAAGCACCTTGTCCGTACCAGTTGAAATAGTTGTAAACAAATTAAACGGTTAAAAAACATGGAAATAAAAATTTTAGTAGAAGAAATAAAGGAGATGTATGCAGTGTTAGACAATGCCATACAGAACTCTGACCACACGGATTTTGACCAGTGCTATTGGGCACTTGAAGAGTTGTGCAAGCACGCCCTGCACGGCTCAGACCGATATGAGGGAGTGGCTTCTATTCGTGATTTAAGAAAGATGGAAAAGAGAGACATGAATTATGTGCAGGGACTCATGAGCAAGGAGGAGGAGAAAGCTTACCTTGATGATGAGTGGGAACGCCTAAATGGTAAAGAGGAGGGCAAGGTATGATAGAAGCGATTTTTTATGCTGTGACTTTTGTTCTTTGCGTTTACGGGGCTTACCTTGCAGGCAAGGATATTGGCAGAGAGAACGGATATTATGAGGGCCGCAGCGAGGCTCGCAGAGACCTTGAACACATTGTTGAACACTACAAAAAAATGGCTTATGCAAAGGACACTCCAACAGAGGGCGCGTGAGGCTGCCGACCGCATTCGCTGTGACGAGTGTGGCGAGCAAAGCACTTGTACGCCACTTATGGCGAAAGCCTGTCTTAAAGGTTTTATTCGCGGTTATGTGGCCGCAAACACAAAAAAGTAAAAGACATGATAAATCCTGAGATGATATTAGATTACGGCATGAGTATTGCGCTTGTAATAGCCTTTATCTACATGACCTATCGCGTGATTAAAAAAATATTCGATGAAGAATGAAACTACTGATAGTAATAGCACTAATGTTGTTCGTTTACTGGCTCTGGAAGGACATCAACCGTCATGACGGGCCACCGATTGCGAGCAGCTAATTAGCAACATACCCCACTTACCAACCTCATATTTTTTCACTTCATAAATATAAATGGTTTTGTTTAGTTGGATTTGTTTTAATTGCCCGAGGTCGGGTAACACTCGGTCCGTGTCCGAGGTGGGGTACAAAAAAAAGAACGTGCCTGCAACACGTTCCATGAGTGACGATATTACGCCTTTCTGTTATCTACAACGAAAGAGAATATAGAACCATTCTTCGGGTAAATGCGTACACCATTTTTCGTGATATACTTACAGAATACGCGAACAACGCCATTCTCCTTTTGATTTCTATTGGATTTCATGCTAACACCTCCTTTCTGGCTATGCTCAACCGCTTTATTGCGGTTGGCGAGTTGTCTGCTTCCGACAGACAACGAAAAAGCCCAAAGTGCAGGACAATGGGCTTGTTTCTTTTCTCAGAGAGAAGAGATAGAGGCATCGGAAGTTTGCCTCGGGAGGTGTTAGCTCCAATAGAAATCACTGCAAAAGTACTAAACAATCAAATACGAAACAACAAATGAACGACAATTAACAATAGAAATAAGCCCTCTCTGCAACGCCACAATTTTATAACTTAATACTAAAGGATTGATTTTTAATAGGTGCAGTGGTGTCGGCAGCACGTGGTTCGTGGCCACGGAGGGCGCAATTTTAATGAGAGATAATATGACTACAAAACAAGTTATACATGCTCTGCACCTGCACCAGAAATGGCGCAGAGGTGCAATAAGCGAGATGCCATTAACGGCAAAGGAATATGGACAAGCCTTGGACGAGGCAATAAGACTATTACGGCAATATGACAAACAACAAGAAAACGGGGCAGTGCGGTGATTGCATGAGGTTCGCAAAAGGGCGATGCCCGAAATTCTTTTCTAATTCTGTGCGCACCGCGTGCAATGGTTTCACACAGAGCAATACGAAAACTAAAAATACACATTTTGAAAGATGCTTATAATTAAGACAAAGAAATTAAATGAGAATGCGGTGATGCCGCAGCGAATGAATGTTGGTGATGCTGGTTTTGACCTGGTGGCGACATCGATGCGGAAAGACTACGAACATGGTGTAGTCGTGTTCGGCACTGGGCTTGCGTTTGAGTTGCCTGAGGGTTATGCGATGTTCGTATATCCGCGTAGCAGTAGCTACAAGCATCATGCGCTCATGGCAAATTGTGTGGGCGTGGTGGATAGTGGCTACCGTGGTGAGGTGCACGTTATGTTTCGTGGGCTTGATTGTGACTACGAGTTAGGTGACCGCATAGCGCAGGCTGTGATTATGCCTATACCATCGGTTGAGTATGTGGAGGCAGAGGAACTATCAGACAGCGAGAGAGGTGCTAATGGGATAGGTAGCACGGGGGTGAAGAGTTGAGGGGGAAGTTGAAAAGTTGAAAAGTTGAGGAGTTAAGAGGAATGTTTTGGAGGTTGGACTCGCAGAGGTAACTTCATAAGCTTTTCAACTTTTCAACTTGAAACTCCAACTCATCAACTACTCAACTTAAAAGTAACGGTTATGCTGGACGGCAATAGTTTTGTAAGTTGGAAATAAAGTGTGTGTGAATGGTTGTTGCACTAATTTCGTGCTATATATAATCAATTAAGAGAGAAAAACTATGATTGGAGCTTTGATAGGTGCGGCGGTGTCGATAGGCAGCCAGATATATGGCGGCATAAAGGCACGTAAGGCAGCACAGAAGCAGGCAGATGCCCTTGCAAACGAGAAGGCAGAGAACACTGCTTGGTATAACAGACGCATGAATGAAGATGTGACACAGCGCGCTGATGCCCAGCGTGTGTTGCGACTGGCGGAGGAGTCGATACGGCGTCGTAACAAGGAGGCTGCAGCGACCCAGGCGGTAGTTGGTGGCACAGAGGAGAGTGTGGCGGCTACAAAGGAGGCTAACGCGAAGGCCCTTGCTGACGCGACGAGCCAGATAGCTGCTGCCGGTGAGGCTCGCAAGGACTCGATAGAGGATGGCTATCGCAACCAGCAGCATAATATTGCGCGTGAGGAGATTGGACTTGATGCTCAGAAGGCTCAGAACACTGCCGAGGCTGTGAGACAGGTTGGCGCGACGGCGGGCAATTTGGTGTCGGCAATAGATAGTGGTGATTCGGTGGGGCGCAAAAAAACAGCTAAGTCGACTGGAGGTAACCCTGTGGCTAATGATACTGGTATGCCATCTATTGAGGAGATGGCGGAGAATGCGAAGAGAAAGTCTAATGGTTACTATTTATAGGCATGACAGAAGAAGTTGACAAGGACAAGAAAAAGGCTGGTGCTGTTCCTGCAGCAACTCAGACGAAGCAGACTGGACAGCCTGCAAGCGGTACGACAACGGAGGCTGGACAACAGGCTGCTGGTGGAGTGGCAGATGCCTCAGCACAGAATGCGGGCGGCAATGATGATTTGCCCCCTGCACAGACGTATAGATATACGCACAAGCCTCTGACCGATGATAAGTCGGAGGAGATGCGTGAGCGTGGTATGGCAGAGATGCTGGAGTTGCTTAAGAAGGGCCGTGCCAATTATGCTCCGGAGACAGAAGATGAGCGCAAGAAGCGTGTGAAACGCGAGCGTGCGAATGCTATAATTGCGGCATTGGGTGATGGCATATCCGCTATCAGTAATATGGTGACGTCGAGCAAGGGTGCGCCGAGCATGTATGAGGCTCAGAATGGTATGTTGCCGAAGTGGCGTGAGCGTTATGACAAGGCCAAGGCTGCACGTAAGGAACGTGAGGACAATTACCTTAACTATACAGCGAAGATGCAGGAACTTGCTAACCAGAACTCGGAATGGAAGCGCAAGATTGCGATAGACGAGGCGAACCAAGACCGACTTGATGCTGAATTGGCACGCAAGCAGGCACTTGCTGCTGCCCAGGCTGGCAGAATTGATGCCATGAACAGGAAGGACGACGCAGCGTTTGCGTACTATAACACGAAGGCCGAATGCCTGACCCGTATGTTGCCCTATAAAGTGGCAGAATCTGAAGCGATTGCTGCCAGGAATAGAGCATTAGAAAAGAAGGCAAATAGAAGCGGCAATGGCACGTCTGGCAAGAAGGGCGGAGGCTCGAAGAAATCTGGAGGTCAGGACTATACAGAGACGACGACGAAAGACTACGTGGACCAGTATGGCGTCAAAAGGCGTTCAACAACGACGAAGGTGAGGACGCATAAAAAAGACAAGCCTTTGAAAGGGCGGAAGTATTACTAATAAACCGAACAACCGAACATACCGAACGAAATATGGAGACAGGACCAAAGAAGAAAAAACTATCTGCTAACGGCAAACGAGTATACCATGACCTGCAAGAAGCCGGAGGTGATTGTGGCACGGAAGAACAATTTTATGACTTTCTGAATGCGCCAAGAGAGCAAGGATATAAGAACCGTAGAAAGGTGTATGAAGACCTCAAGAAAAGTGGTGGCGACCCTGGCACTTATGAACAATTTGCCCAGTGGCTTGGTGTACACCCTATTAAGCCTTCAGCCCCCGTTGCCGCGGCACAGAAGCCCGCAGCGGCGCAGACTGCCCACCCTCAACAGACAGCACAGGCCGCAGCACCGGTACAGCGTGCGCCAGCCGCGAAGCCGAAACCGCGTAACGGGCGGTTGACGGCGGCACAGCGACAGGCATATATAGCGAGGGCGCAACAGATGTCGCAACAGGTTGGCGCATCGGTGCAGCGCACAAAGAACCGCATGGATTATGCAAGAGCCACTTCGGGACTGAGGACACCGCGTGTGCAGCTTGGCAGCAAGGCCGGTGGTGGGGCGAAACTTGGCGAGAACAGCCGTGTGGTGGCTACGCAGCCGAAGTTTAACCCTGCAACGGGGAAGATGGAGCGAGTTTACTTGACAGAGTTGGGTAATGAGTATACGAGCCGTGCTGAGGCTGACATGGAGCAGAATGAAATAGACGAGGCGGTACAGCAGCAACTTTATCCTGGCTATAATGACTATAACGACAAGCAAGCGGTGGCTGCGCAAGCACCTGCTACTGCTGTTGCGGCCCAATTATGGAAGGAAGCCCAGAAGGCGTACGATGCTGAAAGAAATGCGAATGCGAAAGAAGTGTATGGAGGTAATCCATGGCTTCGTGGAGGTCGTGAAATGCACGTTGTAGATGGGGCCACAAACTCAGGCAAGAATGAAGAGTCGCGACTTAAGCACTTTGACTTGCAGAAGATGAGTGACAACGCCTGGGCTCGTGTAGGCAAGCAGATGACGGCATCGTGCTATGCGCGCCTTAGAAAGATGTACCCGAATGCGCTGGAGAGACAGGTGCAGGCGTCGGCGGAGAAAGAAGCACGTGCACTTGTGCAGAATGCTGTGTACAAGTATGCGGTTAAGATGAATGCGCCCAAAAGCCAGTTGGATTTCTTTCTTAGGAAAGCCGTTGATGCGAACCTGTTGACAAGTGTGTTCAGAGGTCTGGCGCGCTACGGGGCTGGCACGACAGGCGACATGGCGGCCTACGAAGCAGCCAATGAGGAATATGGCAAGAGCCACCGTTGGACTGGTGTGTTCGGTACGGCTACGGGCATGGCGTTTGACCCGACGAACTGGGTTGGTGTATATGTAGGTTCGCTTGGCGGTAGGGCTGCACTGAACATAGGCGGCCGCTTTGTGCTGGGGAGTGCTCCTGGTGTGGGTGCCCGTTTGTTTGGCAGCACGATGGCAGGCAGGTTAGCGACTGGTGCGGCAAGCGGCATGGGCATGATGGGCACCTACGAAGGCGTGAAGGAGGCCGAAAGACAGTGGGTGTATGGCGGACACGTGAACCCCGAGACTCGCGAGAATGAGGGCTATTCGGCAGGTGCTGTGGCTTTGTCGGCCTTGAAAGGTGCCGGACTTGGCGCGATGACCGGTATGGTGTCGCCGTTGGTGGGCAATGTGGCAGACAAAGTGGTGCAAACCACGACCAGCGCGACTGGCAAGGTGGCGACAAGACTTGGCGAGGTAGCGACATCAGCCGTGGCCGAAGGTACGATATTTGCCATGCCGGCAGTTATTTCTGGACAAGAGAGTTTTGTGGACGCGTGGACCGAAAGCATGGCAATGATTGTAGGCTTCAAGGGTCAGCACATGGTGAAGTCAGCTGGCCAGGTTATAGCCGGAATGCGCCCTGTGGCAAATCCGCGGACCATGGAGGAGCGCAACAAGAACCGCAGAGGTTTTGCGGAGAACTTGAAAAGGACCATGGACGCGGGTGCGAACAAGCAATGGAATGGCAATCAGCCAGACGTTAGATTCACGAAGGAGGAACTTGCCGAGTTGAAGCAGAGGGGTTATGGCAACCTTGCAGCGTTGCTTACCCCCACCGAGAAGGTACTGCCGAAGAAGAAGTCCAGTCAGCCGAAACGCCCCAAAAACACTGATGGCTTGACGGTATACTTTGATGTGGGGAGTGGCAAGAAAGAGGCAGAGGCAGACCCGAAAATGAAGTGGTTGCAGCAGCACCCCGAGTTTGACGGTTATGCCACGATGGAAAAACTCATGCAAGACCCGAATGTGAGCCAGGCGGCAAGGGCGAAGGCTTATTATATGCTGACCGGCCGTCAGTTGCCGATGGGTACTATTACCGGTTGGAACGTGGGTAAGGACGACAAGGGCAACATCTGGGTGAAGTCGGTGACGTCGGAAGGCGAGGTTGTAACGAGCAGACGTTTTAGAGATGAGGCATCGGCCAAGAGAGAGGAAGCCAAAATCATACGCCAAGTAGAGCTCAATACCGTTGACATGGGCGAGCAATATAAGGAGATGCAGGCCAAGGCTGCTGTGGTAGAGACTGCTATAAAGGCTGTGGCTCCGAATGCCGATGTGAATGAGGCCATGCGCGTGTACGGCGAGGTGAAGAAGGGCAACAAAGATTATGACAGTTATAAGGACCTTGCGAAATCGATAGACGAGGCTATTGCGTCGAACCCCGAAGCGGTGGAGAGGGCCAAGACGTTATTGCCGGAAAACATACGTAAGGATATTGCCGAACAGACTGGTGTGGAGGTGGACAAGGCTTTGGGCAAACCAGAAGCCGAGCGCACTGATGCAGAGAAGCAGGCTGTGCAAACCTATCTTGAAAGACTTTATGACAAATCGGCGTCAGATGGTGCGGCGACACCCCCCGATGCGCAACTGCAGGGTCCGGAGCAATTTGCTGAAGCCTATGCCAAGCACCGTACGCACAAGGGCCGCGGACAGGTGGTGCCAGCCACGATGAAGGCTGGTGACAGAAAGGTGTATGTTATTGATGGCGATGTGGTGCAATATGCGGACAAGTCGGGCATAGATGTGGCGAAGTCGGACAAGAGTATTGTTGTGTGTGATGCTGAGACGGGCAAGTATGAGTATACGAGTCCGGACCAGCTAATGAATGTTGGTGAGCCAGCGGACCCGAGCACACTGTCGGAGGCGTATATGGCGAACGAGCGTGCGAAGGAGGCTGCTGCCAATGGCGAGGGAACTGCCGAGGGTAATGCGGCTGCCGAGAGTAATGCGGCAGCCAATGGCGATGTGTCTTCTGATGGTGGCAAGGCGGAAGTTGTGGAACCTGCCTACACAGATGGCAGCCGTGTTGAGATAAATGGGCATGAGTATGACGTAAAGTCGGCAGGTGAGAAGACTGTGGTGCTTGTTGACGAGCACGGTAAGGAGCTTGCTTGGACCCGCAGTGCGCTTGATGCGAAGCTGGAGAGTGGTGATGCTGAGGTGCTTGAACCCAAGGCGGAGGCTGCTCCTGATGTTGCAACGGAGGGTTTGAAGGCTGGTGACGTGTTTGAAGACAGCGATGGTAATGCGCTGACCGTTAAGCGCGTTGATGGCGACAAGGTTGTTGCTGTTGGCGCAGACGGGAAGGGGCAGACGTATGAAGATGGCATGTTTGAGCAGATGGTGGAAAGCGGTGTGCTGAAGCGTGCGCAGAAGACAGACGAACCGTCTGAAGCGAAAGTGGACCTGACTGATAATCAGGGTAACTCCACTCCTCAACCCGACTTGTATTCTGAGAGCAAAGGTGCGGAGCAATCTTCGGGTGTGCAAGCGGAAGTGCCACAAGCTGAAGTGCAGGAAAATGCTCCTATGCCGATGCGTGTTGTTGGCAAGGGGAAGAATGCGGCGCAGGAGGAGGACTGGCTTGCGACGACTCCGAAGCGTGGTCATGACTATGTGTTTAAGGAGAGTGGCCTTGATGCAGAGGAGGCGAATGCTTTTGTGGAGAACAAGGTGGCTGAGGCTGAGAAGAATCTTGAAAAGGTTAAGGGCAAGGCTCCTAAGATGGGCACAAACATTGCGGCTTACAAGGAGGCTAAGGCAGACTATGAGGCTCGTGTGGCTGAGGCTCAGAAGGCTGTGGACTACTGGCATGCGGTGAAGGCTGAGCGTGACAAGGTGTTGCTTGAGGAACGGCGTGCGCGCAAGGAGAAGGACAAGGCGTTGTATGACGATGCCGTGGCGCAGGAGGAGCAGCGCAAGGCTGAGATGGCGCAGAAGGCTGCCGAGCAGGAGGCTTTGGGCAGTAACGCTGTGGCTCCTGCCATTAAGGAGAAGTGGGAGAATGCTCCGAAGGTAGATGGTGGTGCAGATGAGATTACTTTGCCTAATGGTGAGGTGGTGACCGGGCATTATGTGCTGACGGAGAGTGGTGCGGCGAGTGCTTCGCACCAGGCTACGAACGGGTTTGCGGAGACTGAGGGTTACCCTGTGGACGTGAATGGTGAGACGGTGAATGACCGTGACTATAAGCGTGACACTGAGGCCCAGCAGGTGACGCGTGGCATGGCGGCAGATTATGACAGCCGTGCGCTGCAAAGCCCTGTGGTGGTGAGTGGTGATGGTGTGGTGCTGTCGGGTAACGGCCGTACCATGGCTGGTGAAATTGCTGCTTTGAATGGTAGTGATGCGAAATATAATGCGTATCTTCGCGGGCATGCCGGCAAATTCGGTTTTACGGCGGAGCAGGTGGAAGGGTTTGAGCACCCGCGTGTGGTGTTTGTGCCTGATGGTGAGATGCCTTACACGTCGGAGACCTTTGCGAAGTTCAACCAGCGTGAGCAGAAGAGCCAGAGCCGTACTGAGATGGCTGTGAAGCTTGGCAAGGTGGTGGACGATGCTTTGTTTGGCCGTGTGATGGACGTGATAGGGCGTCATGAGTCGTTGGCTGAGTTTTATGCTGATGATGCTGCTACTGCTGCTGTGGTGAAGGAGTTGGCTGATGCTGGCGTGATACCTCAGACAGAGATGGCGCAGTTGTTTGACGGTGGCCGTTTGAGCGAGAGCGGTCAGGCTATGGTTGAGGGTGTGCTTGTGGGCAAGGTGTTCCAGGGCAGCCCTGATGCTGTGCGTCAGATTACTGAGGTGAAGAGCATGCGCAAGGCTGTGATGGCTGCTTTGCCAGAGGTGGTGGCTTGTCACCGCCTGGGTGGTGGTTATGACTTGTCGAAGGAGCTGGCTGCTGCTGTAGACTTGGTGTATAAGGCCCGCAAGGCTGGTTTTAAGCTTGGTCAGCATGTGAGCCAGCATGCGCGCCAGGGTAACTTGTTCCAGCTGGACGATGGTGCGACGGTGGCAGACTACAACAATGCTGCTGTGATGATGCTGGCAGACGTGATGAACGATGGGCGTGTGACGCAGCTGAAGAAGGTGCTGTCGTTTTATAACACGCAGGCGGCAGACTCTGCCCAGGGCATTGGTGACATGTTTGCCGGTGGCGTGAAGAGTAAGGGACAGATTATTAACGAGGTAAATGAGTTATTAAACAATGGACAAGAATACGATAGAAGAACCCCGTCCGTTGCAGACGGACAAGGCGTCGGAGGCGAAGGCGGCGAACAAGGCGATGTTGCTGGCCCGAGCCATCAAGGCGGCGCGGGCAGCGAGCGTGGATTAAGTGAGGCTTTTGACGGCCTTGCAGCGCAGCTGAAGACTGCTGATGGTGAGGAACGTAAGCGTGTGCTTGGTGAGATGCGTGATGGCATTGCGCGTTTTGCTGAGGAGAATGGTTACCCTGTGCCGGAGTTCTTGCTGACGCGTGAGGACTTTTTGGCGGCTGTGCCTGAGAAGGACAGGGCGAAGTATGTTGAAATGCTTGAAAAGGGCATGCGTATGCCTGCCTACTATGAAAATAAGAAGGTTTATTATTTTGTAGAAGGTTGTAATAATTTTGACAAAGATGTAGCTGAAACGCTTGCCCATGAGTATACTCATGCTGATAATGCGGAGTTTCCCGAGAATGTGAATGCCATAGTGTATGCTGTTGAGGACACGCATGAGGTTTCACAAGATGAGTTGGTTGACATTCTTGAAAAGCTGTCAGACTCTACCGTCTATGAGGAAAAGGCTGAGCAGTTAGAGGCAGAGGGCAAGAATGCTAACCCGATGCTTGCAGATGAGGTTATAGCTCATTCTGTGGGCCGCATGGTGGTGGAAGGTGAGCAGGCACTTGACGGCATAACAAAGAATCCGACGCTGCAATTTTTCATTAAACGTGCATATAAAGAAAGAGAAAATGAACGACAACACAATCTTTATTCCAATAGAAATGCCGAGCGGGCAGATAAGACGGTTCCGAGTTCCGGCAGAAATAGTTCCGATAATGAAGCAGTTGCGGGAGGAACACCCGGAGATGGACAGCTCGGAGGCAGCTCTGAAGGCGATGGACATCTTGAAGGAACAGCAGAGCGGGGACGCTCAACAGTAAGTGAAGGCAAGGAAGTAGCGGCACCTTCGTTGGAGGGTGCTAAAGTTGGTGTGACCGATGGTGAGAAATCGTCGGCCACAGGAGATGCTGTGCCTTCGGGTAAGGGTGACACCCCGTTGAGTGAGAAGATAGCCACCGCCTCAGCCGAAGTGAACACCGAACCGACAGAGGCGCAGAAAGAAGCCGGCAATTATAAGAAGGGGCATGTGCAAGTTGGTACGTTCGACATCACCATTGAGCAGCCGCAGGGCAGTGTGCGTAAAGGCACTGATGCTGACGGCAAGCAGTGGGAAAGCAAGATGAACAACACTTACGGTTACATTCGTGGTGCAGTGGGTGTTGATGGTGACCATATAGACGTGTTCCTCTCTAATGACATTGATGGTTGGAACGGACGCAAGGTGTTTGTAGTGGACCAGTACAACCCAGATGGCAGTTTTGACGAGCATAAGGTGATGCTTGGTTTCAACGATGCTGACGAAGCAAAGAGCGACTATCTTGCTAACTATGAGAATGGTTGGGAGAATGGTCGTAGAATTGACGTGACTGCTGTGAATCTCGAAGACTTTGAGAAGTGGATTGCATCAAGCAAGCGCAAGACGAAGCCTTTTGGTGAGTACTCGTCGGTGAAGAATGGTGCTGTGCCTTCGGGTGAGGGTGAGACAGATAATCCGCGTCAACAAAAGGCTGTCGGAAAGTCTGCACAACCCCCTACGCGTGAGGAGTCTATACTTCGTGATGTGGTGATAGAGCACATGAAAGGCAGTGGCCTTGATGTGATTGGCACGGAAGATGGACAGCGTGTGCTTGACATGGCGAATGATGATGGTGCGAAGGAGCACCGCGTGTACCATGGCAGCGGTGCTGAGTTTGACCACTTTGACCATAGTCACATGGGCGAGGGCGAAGGTGCGCAGGCTTATGGCTGGGGCACTTATGTGACTGAGGTGAAAGGTATTGCTGAAGGGTATGCGAAACGTTCAAATAACGGAATTGCAATGGGCCGTTATGAGTGGCAACTGAAACGTGCTGAACTTGAATCGAATATCAATCGTGCCAAGGAGCAGTTGCCTTTCCTAAGAGGGGAATATAAGGCAGAAGTGGAAGCTCAAATCGCGGAATGGGAGGAACAGTTAAAGGATTATGAACCACATAATTACCTTTACACTGTTGAAATCCCCGATGACAATGGTAAGAACTATTTGGATTGGAATGCTAAGGTCGGTGTTAGATTATTGAACAAAGTAAACCGTCAATTAGAGCAACAAGGCAAGAGACCGATAAACCCAGAACTTGACAAGAGATATAAGTTTCTTGACGTTAATGACTTGTATCATGCATTGTCAATTAGAATGGCTAAAGATGATGCAACATACAATGACGATAAGGCTGCAAGCGAATTTTTGTCTTCGCTTGGTTATGCTGGCATCAAATATCCGGCAGACAACCTGCGCGGCGGACGTAAGGACGGTGCGAAGAATTACGTTATCTTTAACGAGAATGATGCGGAGATAACTGACCATGTGCGCTTTTTCAAGACCAAGAATGGTGAGGCTTATGGCTTTACTGTTGGTGGCAAGATTTACTATGACCCGAGGATTGCGAATGCTGAGACACCTGTGCATGAGTATGCCCACTTGTGGGCGAGTGCGCTGAAGGCGAACAATGTGAAGGAGTGGAAGAATGTGGTTGACTTGATGAAGGGCACCAATGTTTGGGAGGAGGTGAAGAAAACCTATCCCGAACTTGAAACGGACGATGAGATTGCTGACGAGGTGCTTGCCACGTATTCGGGCCGACGGGGTGCGGAGCGACTTCGTGAGGAGATGCGCAAGGCTGCTGCCGAGGGTGATGGCGTGATGGGCAAGGCTGAGGCGGTGAGTGCGCTGCAGCGTGTGAAGCGTGCCATAGACAAGTTCTGGAAGGCTGTGGCTGACTTCCTTCACATTCACTACACGAGTGCTGAGGAGGTGGCTGACAGAGTGATGAAGGATTTGCTTGACGGTGTGGACCCGAGAAGTATGATGGACGGTGGCAAGAGCCTTCGTCCTGAGACGCGTGTCAATGTAGTGGAAACTAAGTCCGAGCATGGCTTTAAGAATTATGCCGAAGCTAAGACTTGGGCGAAGGAGCATATAGCACGCACTTATAGCGGTGAAGAGACAGGTGGAAAGGGTGATATACGCATCAGCAATGCGGCCGTTGACAAATATCTGTCGCAGAGTGCAGTTGACAAGAGTGAGAGCAAGGACGTTCACTTGGCTGTGTTGAAGGTGTTGCCTGATGTTATTCGTGAAAGTGTAGATGCAGAACAACATGCGGACTTTAAGAAGGGTGAAGATGGTGTGCGTTCGGCAGAGAATGGCGTCAATCCCAATGTAACCATACACAGATTGTATGGTGCAGTACGTATGGACGGAAAGCTGTATAGGGTTAAGGTTACGCTGAAGGAGGATGTCAAGAGCGAACGGTCTGCAAAGAAAGCATATAGCTATGAAGCAACAAAAATAGAGTTGCTTGCAGGAACATTGGTCAAGCCCGAAGGTGATGACCCCAATACAAACAACTCTATAACTGCTGCAAAGTTACTGAATGGTGTTGAAAAATCCTACGATGGCGGTAAGTTTTTTGAGGATTACAACAAAATTCGTGAGCAATTTATTGGTGAGAAGGGTGCAGCAGCTGCCGACCATGCCGATGAGGTGAGTGTTCGTCTGGACAATCTTTCTGTTGCCCGTGAGATGGAGGCTGAGAAGAAGGACGCCAAGGCTATAAAGATGGCTACCGGCTGGGAACGTGGTGCAGACGGCAAGTGGCGTTATGAGATTGCAGACATGAAGGAGTTTGACCGTAACGGCAATTTGCTGTATCGTAAGAATCATCCTGACTATGCGCGTTATATTGAGCTCCAGGACAAGGAACTTAAAAATCTGTTTGAAGAAGGCGAGGAACTGACTGACAAGGAGCGTGAGGAGTATGAGGCGTTGTCGAAGAAGTATGAGAGTGACACGTTTGGCGGTGAGAAGTTAGACAACAATCATACGCTGGAAGCCTATGTGGACGCACCAGAGTTGTTCAAGGCTTATCCTGAGCTGAAGAATGTTGGCTTGAGGTTTGAGAATACTGGTGGTAATGAGATTGCGAGTTATCGTTACATCTCCAGTGTGTTTGATGTTGACAAGGATGATGTCGGCGAGATTGTTGTGAACACGGGTAAGGTGTCGAAAAACACGCGTACCAGGGAGGTGAAGTCTGCGGTACTGCATGAAATGCAGCATGCTATCCAAGAGATTGAGGGTTTTGCCGGGGGTGGTAGTCCAAAATATATGCAAAAACGATTTGAGGCTGCTAAAGAGGAATGGCGTGCGCGCGCTTGGGCTGATGCTTTGCGTTACAAGGCAGATGAAATGGGCGAGCATTACAATCAAGCTGCAGTGGAAAAAGCCTTGATTGATGAGTATAAGGAGATGGGCATGGATAATGATGAATGGATGCCTGATAGGGAAACTCGCATGAAAGGCTTTAACTACTTTGCAAGGGGGTATGCTGACAGGAGCTTGGACGCTGATATTAAGAATTTTAGATTGAATGAATCTACTCGTGCAGACTTTAGTCCTTATGTGGAATACACCCGTCTTGGTGGTGAGGTGGAGAGCCGCAATGTGGAGAGACGTATGGGCATGAGCGCGGAGGAGCGCCGTGCGAGCCTTGCTTCTGAGACTGAGGACGTGAGCCGTGAGGACCAGATATTCTTGACGAGTGGTGATGGTGGTGAAACGGCACATAGTGTTGAGATGGTGCACAAACCGTCGAAAGAGGAGTCTATACTTCGTGATGCGGTGATAGAGCACATGAAGGGCAGTGGCCTTGATGTGATTGGCACGGAAGATGGCCAGCGTGTGCTTGACATGGCGAATGATGATGGTGCGAAGGAGCATCGCGTGTATCATGGCAGTGGTGCTGACTTTGACCACTTTGACCATAGCCACATGGGCGAGGGCGAAGGTGCGCAGGCTTATGGCTGGGGCACTTATGTGACCGAGGTAGAAGGTATAGGCAGGACGTATGCCGAAAGCGCCCGCAAAAAACCAACATATTTATATGGTGGTAAAGAAATGCCTTCTGATGAATTTCATGATTATGTACTGGGCGAGATAGGAGACAGGAACGAGAATATGCTTAATGACTTCATGTACAATCTTGAACGGCATGGTGTAACAAGAGCCAAAGACATATTGAAGAAAGGCGATTTGGCTCAATATAAAAACCTGTTTTATCAAAGCATAGGCGATACAAGAAACTATGCGGAGGGGAAAATTAAGGCGGCACGAACCTTACTCTCATTAAAAGGCATTCGTATCAGAAAGCCTAAAAGTCACCTCTACGCCATAGAAATTCCCGAAGACAATGGTAAGAATTATCTGGATTGGAATTCAGAGACTGGTAAGGATTTGGTGTCACGCTTGGTAAGTATTTTACGTGCTGATAAGGAACTAAAAGAATCGTATGAAGGAAGGCTAAGCGAGCTGAATAAAGAACTTGATAAATTTGCTCCAAGAACTTTGTTCTCTGATACTTACGTACAACTTGCGGAGTTGCTTGGCAGTGACAAGAAGGCATCGCAATTACTATCGTCGTTGGGTTATGTTGGCATTAAATATCCGGCAGACAATATGCGTGGCGGCCGTAAGGACGGTGCGAAGAACTATGTTATCTTCAACGAGAATGACGCGGAGATAACTGACCATGTGCGCTTTTTTAAGACCAAGAATGGTGAGGCTTATGGCTTTACTGTTGGTGGCAAGATTTACTATGACCCGAGGATTGCGAATGCTGAGACACCTGTGCATGAGTATGCCCACTTGTGGGCGAGTGCGCTGAAGGCGAACAATGTGAAGGAGTGGAAGAATGTGGTTGACTTGATGAAGGGCACCAATGTTTGGGAGGAGGTGAAGAAAACCTATCCCGAACTTGAAACGGACGATGAGATTGCTGACGAGGTGCTTGCCACGTATTCGGGCCGACGGGGTGCGGAGCGACTTCGTGAGGAGATGCGCAAGGCTGCTGCCGAGGGTGATGGCGTGATGGGCAAGGCTGAGGCGGTGAGTGCGCTGCAGCGTGTGAAGCGTGCCATAGACAAGTTCTGGAAGGCTGTGGCTGACTTCCTTCACATTCACTACACGAGTGCTGAGGAGGTGGCTGACAGAGTGATGAAGGATTTGCTTGACGGCGTGGACCCGAGAAAGTTTGTCAAGAAGGAGAATGTAAAGGAAATAGATGGCATCAGATATTCGCTGAAAGATGGTTCGTTTCTTCGCTCGGGCAGTTACTTTAGCGGTGGCGGATTGCTTGAGGAGGGGTTGAAGGATTATCTTGACCCCAAGGTTGCTGTGGAGTTCAACGAGAAGATTTCGGGTGTGTACAGGGATAACTTTGGCAACCATATTGTGACTGCCGATGTGCGTGATGTGGACCCGAAGAAGCTTGTGAAGGACATTGACGGGCCTGTGCAGTATTTCCATGCGTCGCCGGTGTGCAAGAATTTTTCGACAGCGAAGCGTGACGGCGGTGAGGTGGAACTTGACAAGGAGACTGCAAGGTCGACAGCGCAGTTTATTGGTGAGACTCGCCCGAAGGTGGTGACGATTGAGAATGTGAAGGGCTACAAGAATAGTGATGCCTTGAAGATTATAACTGACGAGCTGACTGCCCAGGGTTATGACTGGGACATGGGTGTGTATAATGCGGCGGACTATGGTGGCTACACTAATCGTGAGCGTTTGATAGTGCGTGCTGTGCGTGATGGAAAGTTGCCGCCTAAGCCTGAGGCTCTGCCCGAAGGTGAGCGCAAGGGTGGCTGGATAGAGGCTGTGTCGGACCTTATTGATGGTTTGCCGGAGAAGAAGAGTGGTGTGCCCAAGTGGGTGGACGAGCGGTTGAAGGGTGAGGGTATAGACTACCGTCACATAGACAAGCCGCTGTATGTGTTTGGCCAGGGTAACAGCCGCACTTCGATACCCCATGCTTTTGCCGATGAGTTGCTGCCGACGTTGCGGACGAAGGGTGGTGATATGATAATTATGCCTGACGGCCGTGTGTTGAAGGTGACTCCGAGGGTGCTGGCTCGTGTGACGGGTTTGGCAGATGACTATGAGATGCCAGAGACTGATGACTTGGCGCATACGGTGGTGGGCAATGGCATTCCGACGCAGTTGTCGGAGCATGTTATTGGTCCGCTGCTTGCAGATGTGTTTAATGGTGGTGAGCCTGCGAGGAAGGACGGCAGTGCGCATTTGGGACGTGGCAATGTTGCTGGCGAGATGGGTGCTGCAGAGGACTACACGGCATTTGCCAGCCGGTATGGTGTCAGCGCGGATATGGTGAAGGATTATGCGTTGGGCATGAAGACTGGCAACTTGCAAAAGGCTAATTTTGCCTTGGCTGAAATACGCCGTACGATGCGTGTGGCAAACCGTGGCATGAAGCTTTCGGAGTTTGGCAAGTTGTTCCGCCCTGTGCAAAAGGAGCTTGCTGAACGTTATGGTGACATAGAGGTGTTGCGGCAGGAGTATATTGATGCTGAGATGCGTGAACGTGGCGTTATGGAGGCTGCCCGAAAGCGTGCTGAGGAGGAGGCGGCAGAGCGTAAGGCTCGTGCTGATGAGTTGCGTTTGTTGCCGGAAGAGGAACTTGACAGGTGTTATTTTGAGGCGGTTGAGCGTGGTGACGATGCTGCTGCCCGCGAGATGCTTGACGAGGCTGCCCGCCGCAAGGGGTATGACGATACTGAAAGTGAGTACCAGGGTGTGGGTGCATGGGTGGCACCTTCAAATCCTGGTTATGAGACGGACGAAGCGAGACGTGACGCCGTTGTCGAAGACTCGCCTAACCTCAATGTGGAGGACATGGCGGCAGGCTACAGCAACCAACCAGAAGACATTTTTGTGCATCCTGATAAATACTCGCAAGGCTTGTCAACAAGCAAGGAGAGCGGCAAGGCGATACAGACGGCCATTGACGACATACGGAACGGTAAGAAGGAGGTAAAAATAAAGGTGTATCGAGCTGTGCCTACCTCAGTAAAGGAGAGCAAATTGCGCAATGGTGACTGGGTGACCCCCTCGAAGGAGTATGCAGAGATGCATGGCAACAACCGTTTGGAAGGTAAGTACCGCATCATTGAAGATGAGGTGCCAGCTGGTGAACTTTGGTGGGACGGCAACGATGTCAACGAATGGGGCTTTGACGATGGCAATGGCTACAAGTATAAGAATGTGGAGAACAGCCGCAAGTTGAATGACCTTGTGACGCGTGATGATAATGGCGAGATTATTGCTCCTTCGAAGCGTTTTGACGAGAATGTGGAAGATGTTCGTTTCAGAGAGGACAATGTGAAGAATCCGGCTGAAATGTCTGAGGAGGAGAAATCAAGTCGTGGTAATCTGCTTTTGAGTGTTCCAGCGGTGAATGTAGAAAGCAACCAAATTGTGAAGACGGAAGAAATGTCTGCACGAAGGGCTGCTGAAAAGTGGTGGAGAGAGCACATAGGTGAGCCTTTGTTCTATGATACAGAGGTCGGGCAGGTTGAAATCAATGAGAATTCTATTGGTTCTTCATTGGCTCATCGCTATGGTCAAGCCAAACTTGATGCTATCACTTCGCTGAAAGATGGTTTTAAGAATGCGGTTTATCTTGGAACGATGCCTGACTTTGTGCGACAAGAAGGTGTGCAAAATCATTATTTTGCTTACCCTATCATGTATAATGGAAAACGAAATTATGTGTTTTGCAGAGCTATGCAGGACAATAACAAGAATAGATTGTACGTGCACGAGGTCTTTGTTGCGGACAGTATACAAAATGAGGGCAATACCCTTCAAACCGCAGCGTCTCAGCCTCACGGAGGTATTGCCCTCTACAAAGCAATCCTTTCGGACGTTTTGTCTGCTGCAAAGGTAGGGAATAATTTTGAAACCCTGCAACTTTCTGCCTCAGAAAAAGCCAAGCAGCAGGCTGCCAATGACCTTGCGCGGCAGATGCACGTGGAGGGTGAAGTAGAGGTGGTGACAAGCACTGATGGCTTGACCGGCAGACAGGCGAAGGCTAAGGGCTGGTATGATGTGAGGACCGGCAAGGTGACGATTGTGCTGCCTAACAACAAGAATGCGGCAGATGTGCGTGAGACGGTGTTCCACGAGGTGGTGGCGCACAAGGGGCTACGTAACCTTGTGGGTGAAGAGCACTTTAATACATTCCTTGATAACGTGTACAACAATGCTGAGGAGGGCATCAAGCAGACCATTGACGAGATGGCTGAGAAGAAGTATAATGGTGACAAGCGCAAGGCTACTGAGGAGTATATGGCGCACTTGGCCGAGGACGGTGAGTATGTGAAGCCGGAGAACCAGGGCTTCTTTGCGAAGGTGAGGGATTTCTTGACGGACTTGCTGAGGAAGGTTGGCATAAAGCTTGGCTTTAAGTTGACGGACAATGATTTGCGCTATATATTGTGGCGTAGCTGGAAGGGGCTTGCTGAGCGTGATGGCGGTTCGGTGTTTGAGAAGGCTGAAGATGTGAAGATGCAGCATGAGCTTGGTCAGACTGACGAGGCTCGCTCGGCGAGTGGTGAGAATGGTATCATGTTCCGTGAGGGGAGTGATGAGCTGAAGGACGTTGTGGAGAAGATGAAGGCTGACGTTGAGCGGTTGCATGAGGGTGAACTTGATGATTTGCGCTCGGGTGCGCGGGCTATTGGCGGCAGGCTGAGTGAGCTGAACAAGGCGATGCGCCTGCAGCGTGCTTATGACATGAGCACTGTGGCGAGTGTGACGGAGCTGGCGAAGACGATGCTCAAGAATGGCTTGCTGAGTGAGATGAGTGACTATGATGTGCGCCGTTTGCTGTCGGTGGTGAATAATGTGCATGGCAAGGGTGACATCAGGCCTTATGTGCAGAAGGTTGTGGACATGATGGTTGGCAACCGGCTGCGTAATGTGTCGAAGGCGTTTGACAAGTTGCTTGCCATGCGTGGGAAGAAGGTTGATGCGCGTGGCGTGGAGGTGCAAGGTGAGCTTGACTTGGCCGGCCAGCGCATGGCAGATGTGGTGTGGAAGGGCATTGGCATGTCGGACGATGATGTGGCGGACATGTGTGCTGATGCCCAGGACCGCATGATGAGTGCGAATGGTGCGGAGGCTGCTGCTGCTGCGACGGACTATGCCGGGTGGCAGATTGTGATGCGTTACAATGAGACGATACGTGACAGCAAGAGTGAGGAGGTGCGGTTGCGCGAGGACTTGAAGCGTGCGAAGGAGGATTATGATGCCGGGCGTATGACGCGTGAGGCTTACATGGAGTTCAGGGAGAGCACGAATGACGCGATACGCGAGAACCGCATTGAGCGTGCTGAGGCTTATGAAGACTTGTATGAGCAGCTTGGTGGTGCTTATGGGGAGAGCATTAAGCGTGCGGCTGACTTTAAGGCTGCCGAGAAGGCGCGTGTGCTGGAGATACAGCATAATGCCAACTCGGACATGGAGGGCCGCCCGGCGCGCTCATACAGAAAGGACACTGCTGTGGACAAGGTGCTGAACAGCTCGCCAGTGCAGTTGTTGTTTGCTCCGCTTGGTACGTTTGACCAGATGTTGCGTATGTTTGGCAGCAAGAATGTGAAGGGTGAGGGCTACTTGTGGAACCGGTACATGCGTGGTTGGCTGACTGCGACAGAGAATGAGTATACGGGTTATCGCGATGCTACTGCCGAGCTTGACGCGAAGGCTGCTGAGGTGCTTGGCAAGGGCAAGACTTGGGCAGACTTGTTTGCGCTTGAACGTAAGTTGCCGAAGGCGACGGTGCGTGTGTGGGACAATGGCGAGATGAGGGAACTTGAATTGCCTCAGGGTAACTTGCTTTACATCTACATGGTGGACAAGATGGCTGACGGCCGCATGAAGTTGCGCAAGATGGGTGTGACGGAAGATGATGTGGCTGCGATTGAGGATTTTCTGGACCCGCGGCTGAAGGAGATTGGTGACTGGCTGCAGGAGGTGTATCTTGTGGAGAAGCGAGGCAAGTATAATGAGGTGCATGAGCGTATGTTTGGTGCTGCGATGGCTTCGATAGACAATTACTTCCCGCTGAAGATATTGAAGGACGCACGTGCTGAGAATGTGGACGTTGGTGTGGAGAAGCGTGAGTCGGAGATGGCATCTACGATTACGGGCAGTGTTGTGAAGCGTACGCGTAATGCGCTGGCACTTGACTTGCTGAACTCTGATGCCTTTTCGGTGGTGCTGGACCACTTGCAGCAGATGGAGCATTGGAGTGCCTTTGCGGAGTGGAACAGGGACTTGAACACGCTGTTGTCGTACAAGCACTTCCGTAACCAGGTGAAGAATATGCGTAGTGCATACGGTAGCGGTGAGCGGCTGTGGGAGGCTTTTGACAAGGTGGCGCGTATTGCTGCCGGCACTTATACTCCGCCCAAGGCTTTTGCTGACAAGCTGGCTGTAAATATAGCGAAGGGTGTTACTGCTGCGAAGATTTGCTTGCGTGTGTTTACTGCGCTCAAGCAGTTTACATCGTTCCCGGCGTACTTGTCGGACAGTAATCCGGTGTATCTGCTGAAGGGTGTGGCTAACCCGTATGGTTCGTGGAAATGGTGCATGGAGAATTTGCCCCTGTTTGAGAAACGATGGAAGAGCCGCATGGCTGGTGACCCGAGGTTGCTGAAGAATGAGATGGACTGGGGCTTGTGGCGTGACAATGTGGTGCAGATGGCTGCGAAGTGGGGTATGACTCCGAATGGTTTTGTTGATGCGTTGACGGTGTGCATAGGCGCGAGGGCGATGTATGAGACGAGGCGCAGGAAGTATATTCGTTATGGTTATGGCCTGGAGGAGGCTGAGCGACGTGCGAAACAAGATGCTTCGATATTGTATAACCAGACTCAGCAGTCGAGCGAGGGTGCTTTTTTGTCGGCCTTGCAGGTAGACAGGTCGTGGTATTCGGTGTTGTTTACGGTGTTCAGGAACTCTTCGATGTCGTATACGCGTCAGTTGTATGCTGCATTGCGCAACACTGGCCGCAGGATAGCGGGTGGTGCGAAGTTTAAGGGCATTAGCGAGGCGTTTATGGCTAAGCAGATGGAACGCGACGGCATAGACCCGGAGAAGGCTTCGAAGAATGCGAAGGCGGAGTATCGCAAGAGTTGGATAAATGACTTTGTGCGTGCTGGTGTGTTTGGCTATGTGTTGCAGCTGGCTTGGAATTGTGGTCCGTATGCGCTATATATGTTGTTTGGCGATGATGAGAAGAAGGGCAAGGAGATGTGGCATGATATATGGACGCACACTGCATTTGGCTCGGTGGAGGGCTTGACTGGTGGTGATGTGTGGAGCGCGGGCTTGCAGTCGCTGTGGAACCATTATGTGAATGGTGAGGACTTTAATGCGAACAGCGTGAATAAGGATATGCCATTGACGAGTGACTTGCTTAAGGTGGTGAAGAAGGTTGGCAGTGACAATTATGGTGCGGTGAATGATGTGCTGAACTTGCTTGTGCAGGCTGGTTTTGGTGTGAACCCTCAGACACTGACAGATGCGGCGGTGGCGATATATGACTATTGTGGCTCTGACGTTGAGACGACGAAGGAGTGTGCGCTGCTTGTGATGCGTGTGATGAACTGCCCGCAGAGCCAGATGGATAATATTTACTTTGATGAGATTGATGCTACTGGCGAGGAGGCGAAGGCGATGAGTGTGGAGGAGATTGCTGAACGCTATGCGAGGTATAAGGCTTTGCGGAGTGCCCCGTTGCGTGCGTTGAGCAGTGATGCCTTGAAGGCTGCTGAAAAGAAGCCTCGCGAGAGGGTGCTGACGGAGGCGAAGGAGCAGCTTGACGGGCGATTGATGACTGAGGAGGCTCAAAGGTATCTTGATGAGTATGAGGCGACGAAGAAGAAGGTGACGGAGACTCGTGCTTTGGCTGATACTGACCCGAAGGCTTTTATGCAGCAGATGCCGGCCTTGGCGCGCTCGGGTGAGTTTAGGAGGTACAGGCGTGTCGGGCTGTACAAGAGTGAGGTTGACAAGCTGACGAAGAAGCTGCTCCGGACGAGTGACCCGGCAGAGCGTAGGGCGTTGTTTGGTAAGATGCTTGATGCTCGTGACAAGATGCTGAAGCAGGTGAAGGAGATGGAGTGAGGAGGGGGAGTTTTAAGTTGAAGAGTTGAAAAGTTGAGGAGTTAAGAGGAATGTTTTGGAGGTTGGACTCGCAGAGGTAACTTCATAAGCTTTTCAACTTATCAACTTGAAACTCCAACTCCTCAAATCATCAACTTGTCAACTAATACCTCTAATGGGTAGTGATAGACAGAAAAAAGCGTGGCAGATACACTGTCACGCTTTTTTTGTCATAATCCGAGTTGTTTGATTAGGTAATCGCCAACAGCGAGTTTTTGCTCTTTGGCTGCGGTCTTGATTTCGTCTACTGCCTCTTGTGGCATTCGGCAGTATAATACTGCATTACCTACTTTTTTGCGGCCTGCATTGGGGCGTCTGCCGCCCCAGGTGTTTTTATTCATATATTATTCATGTTTTATTCACTCCCGTAGTTATATTGACCATTTTCATCACTACGTGAGGGTAGCGGTCAATCGTCCTTATTATTTTGTACATGTGTTGATTTTTTATATCAAATCATACAACTTGTAGAAATTATGCTTACCTTTACGCTGTCAACCCTTGATAGGGTTGTGGATTGAAACGCTCTTGTGAGCAAATTTCTACAAGTTGTAGATAAAAAAAGTCGAGTTATAAAGCTCGTGGTAAGCCCCACCCAATGAAGGTGGGGCTTTTTGCTATTTCTGATTACGCCAGAGTTCGTAATCGTCCCAACTCTCGAAGCCAGTGTAGCCACCGACTACGGCAACTACTTTTGATGCCCAAGGCATGGCTTCTATTGCCTTCTTACGCCAGTATGATGTGTGCTTCTCGCACTCGTAAAATCCTTCTCTCATTGTGTTTGACTTAACCGTGATGTCGAGGGCTGTGTTTTTTTAATTTTCAAGAGGTTCGATTTCTACCGCCCACGCTGGGGTGGTGTAATCTTCGTTTGCGATTGCGTAGTAAGTATCGCCTACACGAACGACTTCAAAATAGTAGTCGTTCTCGTGCTCTGATAGCCACTCTGCGTATTCTTCTGTGCTAATAGTATTCAAGAAGTCGTAAATAGAGCCTTGCCATCTTCTGATGATAGAGACTGGGCATTTTCAAAATATCGAGGCTCTACTACCTCGTATAACTCTTCTTTTGCTTTTAAGTCTGTTGTAAGCATAATATCTTTAGGTTTATTGTTTGTTACTTCGTTTCTTAATTACAATGCAAAGATACGGTCTTTGTTTGAAAAATGCAAGCAAAAATCAAACTATTTTTGCAAAATATGCTGCAAAACATATTTTTGGGTGTTGGAGGGGTGTCTATAAGTAGAAAGAAGTAGATGATATTTATGTTGTTCGGGTGGGAATAAAGCGCGTTGTGTGGGTATGGTGGTTAACTTTGCGTTGGACGTGGATTATATGCGTCTGCAGGAAGATTATGGATATAAGGTTGAACATATTGCGTGCTGATGTGCTTGGGAAGGTGCATGAGATGGCGGGTTACACTGGCGCCAAGATGGTGCAGGGTGATGATGGTGCGTATGTGCGTGTGGCGACTACTGAGGCTGATGAGCGTTTGCTGTCGGAGTTTGTTGACAGGGCGAAGGCTGATGTGGTGATGGGGCTTGGCAGATATGGGGCGCGTGTGCTGGAGAATGAGGACACGGGTGTGATGGTGCTGGCGTTGGACATGCCGTCGAACTATGACACGCGGCTTAATGATGCGGTGTGTGAGGAGCTTGCGAATTGTATGTTGTATACTGCTGTGGGTTATTGGTTTTTGCTGACGAACAAGCAGGAGGCTGAGGCTTATGGGCAGATGGCTCAGGGTTGTTTGGCTGCAGCGCGGCAGATGCTGTCGAGGCGTGTTGCTCCGGTGCGTGTTGTGCCGACGGTGAGTGATGAGGGAGATGGTGTGAGTTATGAGTGAGGAGGGAAGATAGTTTTATAAGTTGATAAGTTGAAAAGTTTAGGAGTTAAGCGGTCGCTTTTGAGAGTTGGACAAGCAGAGGTAACTTCTTAACTTTTCAACTCTTCAACTCATCAACTTGAAAATGAATAGGAGGTTTTGAATTATGCCGAGGAAACAGACTTTGGAGGTTAAGCTATATTTGAGTGAGCTGATGTATGATGTGCAGCAGAAGGCTTGGCATACGGGTGAGAGTATGCGTGGTGGTGATGCTGCGTCGGAGGAGCAGGCGTCGAAGGTGGAGGAGTTGTCGGACGCTGGCAAGGACTTGGTGTTGCGTGCTTTTGGCAATGCTTATGGGGTGTTGCGTACGGAGCTTGGTGAGTACATAGTGGAGGGGTGTGCGATGGCTGATAATTTGCTGCTGCCGGAGGTGCGGAAGAAAATTGTGCAGGGCATTGTGATAGGTTATGCTGGTGCGCCTTCAAGGTCTGTGAGTGATGAGACGGAGGATAATACGCTGGTGGTGCTGCTGCGTGTGCCGATGAACTTTAACCTGGGTGTGCGCCAGGGTGTGGCGGCTGCGATGCACGCTTATATGGTGGATTGTGCGCTGGCTGAATGGCTGATGGTGAGTGCGGCGGCTGGTGGTGCTGCTCAGTGGCTGGAGCGGGCGAAGGCTGACTTGCTGGCATTGCGTGTGGCCTTGAACAAGCGTATACGTCCGACTCGTGTGCATGAGCCGGCACGAACAGAGCCTAAGACTAAAGATGATGTGCGTTATGAGTAGTGAGAATGCTGTGAAGATGGTTTATGGGCCTTATGGCTGGGTGGTAGGTCCGGCAGACAAGGTGGCTGGCTATGGCAAGTGTTGTTGTGGCTCGGTGAGAGATGGTGGGAGCAGACGTGTGACGTTGTTGTTTGACCGTGAGGCGTTGTTGTATGACATTGCGAATGTGGCGTATGTGGAGGGTGATGTGATGCAGACTGATAATGCGCATGACCGGCACCAGGTGATGGATATAGCTGAGCAGGGTAATGTGGACAGGGTGACGCGTGTGCTTGACCTTGCGCATTCGGAGTGTGTTGAGGCTCTTTATCCGTTTACGAAGGTGGAGTGTGATGATGGTGCGGAGCTTGATGATTTGTTTGGTGAGTGTGCGTCGTATGTTATAGTGCTGAGGGTGCCGGAGAGGTTTTCGGGGACTACTGCGAGGTTGCTTGAGCAGTTGATACATGAGTATATGGTGGCTATGGTGTTGGCTGACTGGCTTGGGATAACGTGCCCTGCTGCGGCTGAGAAGTGGGCTGTGAAGGCTCAGGGTGCGCTTGATGAGGTGAAACGTAAGTTGCATTGGCGCATGGGCGTGCTGACGCGTCCGTTGCGTCCGTTTTAATTGTGTGTGGTGTTATGGCGAGAGGTTATAAGACTGGTGGCAGGGTGAAGGGTACGCCGAACAAGCCTAAGCCTTACAAGCAGTTGATATATGGTTGTATTTCGGCTGGTGTGGGTGATTACTTTGAGAGTGGTTTGTTTGACAAGGATTTGCTTGCTCTTGACGCTAAGGACCGCATATTGGTGATGGAGAAGCTTGCCCAGTATGTTGTGCCGAAGCAGCAGAGCCAGAAGGTTGATGTGCAGGCGTCGGCTGAGGTGTCGGAGTCGTTGTCGGAGAAGTTGTCGGCGATGGCTATGGAGTATGAGTCAAAAGATGAGTAGTGAGAAATGGAACAGAGAATAGAGTATAAGGGTATGACTTCGCAACCATCGGACTATGCGTGCGGTGATGGCGAGATGAAGCTTGCAGTGAATGCTGAGTATAGAGATGGTGGGTATCATGCTGTGAGGGTGCCGAAGGAGAATACGACGATTGATGGAGAGCCTATATATGTATTCCACGCGAGCGATGGCGAGAAAATATTGTATATTAAAGATGGAAGTTTGTATTATAATGATACGAGCATTACGACAATAACGAGTGTGACCGATATATGTAATATAGGTAATGTTATCGTCCTGTTGGATAATGGGAAGAAGAAATACATTAGATATATGTCGGATAATACGTTTAAGTATATAGGTGACGAAATTCCTAAAATTGAATTATCATTCAAAGCTGCTCAAGCACAAATTGGATTGTCTACCATAGGCTTTGGTGAGGATTGGGAAGAAGGCTCAAATCTTTATGGTAGAGAAGATGTATTCTACGAGAGCAACTATCGTAATATGTTGCATGGTGTCAATACCTCATCTGGGTATACTATGCCTAAATTGAGTGCGTATACGCCATCTTTAGGAAAGGACTATCATAAGGAGACGTATCTTAAGAAACAAGAAGCATGGGGGAAATTAGAAGAATTACTTGTGGGAGAATTGAATAAGAAGAGGACACAATATAACAAGAAGGACTATCTATTTTACCCACATTTGTTGAAATATGCCATAAAACTATATGATGGTTCATACGTTAACGTGTCAGAACCGATACCAACTTTGCTGTTAAATGACACTACGGGTATTATTTTTTCATTGGACAACGACAACAAAATAAAGTCTTTATGGATAGAGTATACTTTGTATGATTTGTGGCTGAGAGTAGAATCTGCTGATTTTTATAGCGGCTTCTCGGACATTATAGATTCTATTGATATTTTTATGACGGAGCCAATCTATACTTGCTATGATGAATTAGACTGCGATTTGTCAGACGACAGAGTGCCTGTTATCAATAAGTTGTATTTCAGACGGAAGGATATGTATGAAGGTGTGAAGAACGCAACAACATATCATAAACTATTTTCTATACCGTTTGAAAAAATAGCGTATTATAGCGTCTTTAGGAGAATGAAGAATAGTGAAGAAGGCATTTATGTGGATTATAAGGAAAAAGAAATCTTGGAAACGTCTACAACAATAGAAGCAGATTACACTATAAGCAATATTTATTCGTACAACAATAGGTTGCTTGAGTCAAGAACGAACAAGAATAATAAATACACGATTTGTAATTCTTATTGCGGGTTAGATGTTATAGAAAAAAGTAATACGAGCTATTGTCGCGAGAATGATAGATTGATGTCTTCTGAGACTACCTTTTATAATTACAATATAAAATTGAATAAAGATGACTGCATTCAATATTTGAAATATAAGGTTGGTGATAATGTGTATTGGAAGAAAATAGGAAATAAGCTGAATGGCCATACGCATATAATGTATGCTAAATCGTCTAAACCTATATCCTATGTCGTATTCAAAAAAAACGATTCTTCTTGGTATAGTGAGTACATATTTGATTTTGCTGAGACGTTAGATGCGAATGTGTACGTATTAGCGAAACAAAAACTATTTGAATCGTTGAGTCCTGATGGTTTAGTTCAAGAACTACCAGAAGAATCAACACCGCCAGCAAGTACGGTTGATGATACGTTGAATTGTAGTGAGGCTAACAATCCTTTCTCTTTCAGCAATAAGAACGTTGTTGCAATTAGTGATGTAATAGCAATAAGAGCTGTGACGATGGAGACTTCAAGAGGGCAATTCGGACAATACCCCGTGTTCGTCTTTGCTAAAGATGCAACATACGCTGTCAATATAGGCAATGATGGAACGATGCAGTCTGTTGTGCCTTACTCTTATGATATTCTTAATAATAAGCACTCTGTTGCTAATATGGGAAGGTCTGTAGTTTTTTGCTCGAAAAGAGGGGTCGTGTTATTCGATAATTCAGGCGAAAGTAAATTGTTGCTGAAATTGGACAAAACGCAAGACTATGCGTATGATAAATGCAAGAAGGAGCATCAGAAGCAGTTTGTGGAATCTTATTTAAGTGGCGACACGATGTCGTTCGGTAAAATTCCAGACTATAAAGATTTAAGCACCTATATGAATGGCGGAGCACGTTTTGCTTACGACTACTCACACGAACGTCTGATTGTGTATAATCCGCAGTACAACTATTCGTATATTATGGATTCTCAATCGGGATTTTGGAGTATTTTCAATCAAGGCTTCAGTAATAATTTGTACATAGATAATCAATGCTGCATGGCGAAAGTATCAAGTCGTAAAATTGTAACGGAAAAAACAGAAATAAAAAACGTGTATGTAAGGAAAGCAAAGAAAATATCTGAGAATGAAGCAAGAACAACGATAACTACTATTCTTACAGAAAAAACGACAAGAACCATAAAAGACAGCTCAAATGGAGAGATAATAACTGAAGTCGGAGGAAAAGAAACTACAATAAAGAATGACGAAAAAGCCGTGGTGACGAATGATAAAATCATCTTTGATACAACGATAGAAACGGTTACTAAAGATATTATGACGGGAAAGTCTGAAACGAAGCAGGAAACAGACCATCAAGAGTCGGACAAAGAAGCTTTTCCGAATTTTATGGAGAAATTTGTAGAAGAAGATATCAAGCAAGAAAGCGAGAGTGACCCTATCATAAAAGAGTATACAAAAAAAGAATATGCCGTCTACGACTATTCATCAGACAATGTTGTTGAAACGCAGAGGGCTTACCTTATCACTCGTCCATTCAAGTTGGGTGAACCAGATGTGCACAAGAGTTTGCAGGGTGTTATTCAGCGTGGTGTGTTCTGCAACAAGAATGATGTGAAGCAGTGCTTGTATGCGAGCAATGACTTGTATTGGTGGGTTCCGGTGCATTCGAGTGACAGCATTTATATGCGTGGCATGAGGGGTACGGGTTATAAGTACTTTAGGGAGATATTGTTTTTGCCGGAGTTCAAGCAGGACGAGGTGTTGCATGGTGCGACGGTGGAGTATGTGCCACGCATGACGAACAAGATGAGATAAGGTGTGAGTGAGGTTGCGGACATATTGCGAGAGAATGAGCGGCGCAATGCTGAGGTGTTTGCTCCCTTCAACCCTGTGACGGGTGAGGGGAGCATACTTGCGCGTGTGCGTGTGGAGGTGTCGGACTTTCCGATACGCGTGCAGTGGCTGCCTGAGGGTATGCTTGATGTGCCGCTGGTTAAGCGCCTGGTTGAGGCTGGCAGTGTGGCTGCATTTTATGAGGGACTTGGTGAGGAGCAGGCTTATACGGAGGAGGTGTATCAGTATATAGTGCGCAAGTTTGTGCGTGTGCGTTGTATGTATGACTTTCCGTTTTGGGCTGTGATGTATGTGCTGATTAGCAACAAGACGGGTGGTGATGACATACACTTTAGCCTTAACAGGCCTCAGCGTTTGCTGGTGACGCGTTTTGAGGAGATGCGTATGAATGGTGAGCCAATCCGCTTGATATTGCTGAAGGCTCGCCAGTGGGGTGGTTCGACTGCTACGCAGATATATATGGCGTGGTTGCAGTTGGTGCATAAGACTGGTTTGAACTCGCTGATTGTGGGGCATGTGAAGGACGCATCGTATGAGGTGCGTGACATGTTTGACAAGATGATAGATGAGTACCCTGTGGAGTTGCTTCATGAGATTGGCGAGAGCTATGACCCTAATGAGGCGAAGATAGAGGGTGTTGGTAACAGTGGCAACATAAGGCGTATACCGCAGCGTAACTGCAAGATAAAGATTGGTTCGTATGAGAAGCCGGAGTCGGCGCGTGGTGGTGCTTACAGTTTGGTGCATTGTACGGAGGTGGGGCTGTGGAGTCCGACGGAAAACAAGAGTCCGGAGAAGGTTGTGCGCTCGGCTTGTGCTGGTATTACGCTGAAGCCGCTGACGATGATAGTGTATGAGAGTACGGCGAATGGTACGGGCAACTTTTTTGAGCGGGAGTATAATGCGGCTAAGGAGAGTGATGCGCACATTAGGCGTGGTGAGGAGAGCACTTCGCAGTTCAGGTCGTTGTTTGTGGCATGGTATCAGATTGAGATATACAGGCGTGAGTTTGAGAGTGATGAGGCGAGGCGGTTGTTTGCCCTGGCGCTTGTAAGCAACAAGCACAATGCTTATACGCCGACGAACCGCGCGGAGGCCGGCCGCTACTTGTGGTACTTGTGGGAGTGTGGTGCGACGCTGGAGGCGATAGCGTGGTATGTGGAGGAGCGCAAGAAGTATACGGACCATGGTGACATGGCGAGCGAGTACCCGACAGATGATAATGAGGCGTTTGTGTATTCGGGTTGCAAGGTGTTTGACAAGATGCTTGTGGAGGCTTTCCGCCCTGCCTGCCGTGAGCCTCGGTATGTGGGTGACATTTATGCTGATGGCGACGAGGGCAAGGAGGCGATGCAGCATATAAGGTTTAAGGAGGACCGGACGGGGCTGCTGTGCGTGTGGGAGAAGCCCGACATAGATGATGCGGAGAAGGTGCGTGACCGTTACCTTGTGGTGGTGGATATTGGTGGGCGGTCGGCGAAGGCAGACTGGTCGGTGATATGTGTGATAGACCGCATGTATTTGATGAGTGGTGACAGGCCGGAGGTGGTGGCTCAGTGGTATGGGCACATAGACATGGACTTGCTGGCGTGGAAGGCGGCTCAGATAGCGAAGTGGTATGATGATGCGTTGCTTGTGATAGAGAGCAACACGCTGGAGACGAAGGACAAGGACCGCATGGTAGATGGTGACCAGTCGCAATTCATATTGTACAAGGTGAAAGACGTGTATGACAATTTGTATGCGCGCGAGCAGAGTGAGGACGAGATACGTGAGGGTGCTCCGAAGCTGTATGGGTTCCACACTAATGTGAAGACGAAGCCGATGATTATATCGAACCTTGTGAAGATGGTGCGCGAGCACTTGTATACGGAACGTGACGGCCGCTGCCTTGATGAGTACTTGACGTATGAGCAGAAGCAGAATGGCGCTTATGGTGCGATAGCCGGCAAGCATGATGACTTGTTGATGACGCGGGCGATAGGTTTGTATATAGCCTATAACTTTAAGGTTATGCCGCTGCCAAGGGTTGTGCCGCGCCGCCTTAAGAGGATTGAGCCGCGCAGCCATGTGGACCGTATAACGGAGGCTGTTATCTGACTTGAATGGTGGTTTTGTTTTTACGTCGGAGGTTGTTGATGATGGCTTTGGCTTGTGATGCGGAGAGGTAGAACTTTGGTGCTGGTGCCGAAACTACTCTGCATACAATTTGGCTCATGCTGAGAGATGGTGACTGGGATTTGAGGGCTTTGCAGCGTGTGAAGATTTCGTTGTACATTTCGCGTTTGCAGTGTGTGGCGATGACGGGCAGCCCGCGCATCATGCGGCCTATGACGATGGTGGCCCTTTCCTCGCTGACCCAAAAGCGTGAGCAAGGGTTCATGACTACTTGTTTGAATAGTTTTTCCATGTTGACGTGGCTGCACTCGTGCAGCAGTTGGCGGAAGGCGGTCATGAGCTCGCGTTCGCGTTGTTGCTTGTAGTAAGATGTAGACCCGATGTGTTTCATGTGGTGCGGTATAAAAAAGAAAAGCCCCATGCGCCTACTGGATAGTAGTTGCGCATGGGGCGTAAATGTTCAGCCTTTAGTATGAGATGATGCAAAGTTACGGAAAATCAGTGATTTAGCATAAGAAATGTGTGATAGCTGTTATGTGTGGTTGGAAATAAAGCATCATCGCGTGTAAAATGAACGAAATTTGCTTATAGTAATATAAACTTAAAAGAGATGGCAGAACAAGATAAGGTGCAGATGCCTGTGGAAACGGGTGCTGTGAATGAGGAGCCGAAGAAGTCGAAGCGTGACATGTTGCGCGAACGCTTGTCGAAGAAGTACCCCGACAAGAATTTTGATGACGATGAGGCTTTTGCGGACCAGGTGAATGCAGATTATGATGATTATGACAACAAGATAGCTGGTTACAAGAAGAGTGAGCAGGCGTTGTCGGACATGTTTGCGAGTGACCCGCGCTCGGCAAATTTCCTCATAGACTGGAAGGAGGGTTCGGACCCCGTGATTGCACTTGTGCGTAATTATGGCAGTGACATTGTGGCGGCTGTGGACGACCCCGAACGCCAGGAAGAGATGGCGGAGGCGAACAAGGCGTATATAGAGCGCATGAACCGCAACAAGGCTCTTGAAGAAGAGTATAAGGAGAACTTGAACCAGTCGTTGCAGATGATGCAGGAGGCGCAGGAGCAGAATGGCTGGAGTGACGAGCAGGTAGATGCGGCATGGCAGCAGTTGTTCAAGATAGTAGATGATGCTGTGATGGGCAAGTTTGACCCCGAAACACTGAAGTTGCTGATGAATGGCAGCAACTATGACAAGGCTGTGGCGACAGCTCAGCAAGAGGGTGAGATAAAGGGCCGCAATGCGAAGATAGAGGAGAAGCTTAGAAAGCAGCAACAGAGTGACGGGACGGCCCACCTTAATGGTAAGAACGGACGTGCTCCGCGCCGTACTGCAGACCAAAGTATTTTTGCCCTGGCATCGCAAGCCTAAGGCATGCAGACTTATATAGAGATGAAAAATATTGAAGACGAAGAAACCATACAATTTCCTAAAGATGTTGTTAGAGTAGGGCGTGGCAGTGTGGGACTGAGAAGTCAGGTGCCTGGTATTGCTACAACGGTGTCGGCTGTGGCTGAGGCTACTGGCGGGCTGCATGGTGGAAGTCTTTTTGTAAAAAGCAGAACAGAGAAATAAACCTTTTAATAATTTAGAGAACTATGGCAGAGAACGTACAAGTAACTACGCCTAACGTAACCCCGCAGCCCGGCAGCGTGGGTTTGAGAACACAGGTGTCGGGACAGGCCACTACCGTGTCGGCAGCAGCAGATGCAACTGGCGGTGTGGGTGCAGGCAACTTTATTGAACAAGACCTTGACGCTGAACTTTTTGCCTTTAAGGGTGACGATACCCCGTTGATGCAGCTGATGCTGAAGGCCAAGACTGTGAATGTGAACTCTCCGGAGGTGGAGCATTACATGATAGACGAGCCTCGCAGTTCGGTGGTGACAGCGAATGCAGTGGAGAAGGACGACACGAAGAATGCCTTTGAACTGCCTCTTGCCTCGGAAGACCAGAACATACCTCAGGAATATGGCACTTTGCTTGTGAAGGGTGTGAATGGTTATGCCGAAGATGGTCAGACCGAAACCCCTGGCAAGGACCTCATGCTGTTTGTGACCGGCCGTGCAAGCAATGGTAACCCGATTGTGCGTGCCACTAATGGCAAGAAGAAGTTGAAGACAGACCAGTTCTGCACGGTGCCAGCCATTCCTGCAAACTCTGAGATTGTGATTTTGTCGAATGCGCTTTATGAGACCCAGAAGGAAGTTGCCCCCGACTTGATTGTGCCTCAACCAACTACGGTGTACTTGCAGAAGCGAGGCATGAACCAAATTGTGTCAGACTACTTTGAGAGTCAGCGGAAGCATATCCCATTCTCGCAAGCCTTGATTGCAGAGCAGGCAATTACCAACTTCAAGACCCGTTGCAACCGCACACTTTGGGCGGGCAGAAAGAGCAAGTTTTCGGTTAATGTGCCGAAGCTTGGTGCGCAGACAGTTTACACGACTGAGGGTATTCGCTGGCAGTTCAAGCGTGAATTGCAGCACACTGGCAAGTGGACTGTGGAGAAGATTATAGCCCTGGCGAAGATGTTCTTCACTGGTGAAGATGTGCCCAAGACCGGTATTTTGCTTGCCGGCAAGAATTTGCTTGAACAGATTCAGTGTATAGACTATTCAAAGCACCCCGAAATTCAGATTACTACCAAGACAAACCCTGTGGGTTGGGTGGTGACAAACTTCCATACCGTATTTGGTGACATCGAAATAAAGCGTGAGCCTACTCTTGACAAACTTGGCTGGAGCAACAGTGGTGCGCTGATTGGTGAGAACCGTCTTGTGCACTACAAGCGTACGAGTGACCATGAGTTCAGCGACAAGGTGGAAGGTGAAGAGGCTACACGCAAGGGTATGATTGTGTGGGACGGCCTTGCTCTGAAGGGTGCTTGTCACATGTTCATAAACGGTGAGGGCGATGGTGCCAATCATGACTCTGTGGTATATATCCAGTGGGACAAGGAGACTGCTCCCGATGTGTCGTCGGCAGGCAATGTGGTATACTACTTGCTGAACGATTGCCCTGCATTGAGCCAGAGTGCCAAGGCCGGTACGATGTGGCGACACAACGGCACGGCATGGGAAGAGTATGCTGGTGAGATTGTGTTTGACTAACGATGTTACTAACATGAAGGTGCTGCCAAAGCAATAGGTGGCACCTTCGTATAAACTCTGAATGATGAGAGAGATGAAAACTTATGGTGTTTATGGCCTTATGGACTGGCAGCCCATCATACGTGTTGGCCGTGCGAAGTTCTGCCCGCTGTTTACTGGCGGTGGTGCGACGGCATACGGGCAGACACCTGCAAAATATGCGACGTCGAATGAAGTGTGCCAGCGCATTATAGAGAACTCTGACTACTTTAAGTCGGGGCATATCAAGTTGCTTTACTCGAACGATATTGAAGAGGCAAAGGATTTGGAGGTGTGTGCTGAGAGTCATGATGATGGTGCCGAATATGTGGAGAAGGTGTTCCCCTCTATGGGTGATGCCGCATCGTATGTGGCAGACAGTTTTGGTACTCCGAAGTCGAAGTTGCGTACACGCGATGCTATTGTGTCGGCAGGCAAGGCACATAATGTAAACATTAAAATAGCAGATTAGAGGGACTGAATATGGAATTGCACTCACTATCCAAGGTTAAGCCGGAGGAGGCTGACGGCATGGACTCTGTAAAGCGTGACAAGTTGCACAATTCGCAGCGTGCCTATGACGTGCTTGCCATGGCTCAGACATATTGGAGCAACATGGACGATTTCCGTCGTGAGCGTGAGCGCAACAAACGCTACACCTATGGCGACCAGTGGGATGACACAATCACTGTGGACGGGTGTCGCATGACAGAGGGGGAATATATCCAGAAGCAGGGCAATGTGCCGTTGAAGAATAACTTGATACGTCGCCTGGTGCGCAACGTGATAGGTGTGTACCGCTCGCAGTCGAAGGAGCCGGTATGCAATGCGCGTGACCGCGATGAGCAGAAGCTTGGTGAGACGATGAGCACTGTGCTGCAATATAATATGCAGCTCAACCGCATGAATGAGTTGTATGCGCGCACGATGGAGGAATATATGGTGGGTGCGTTTGTTGTTCACCGCAAATGGTATGGTTGGCGTAATGACAAGTTGGACTGCTGGACGGACTATGTGAACCCAAACCGTTTCTTTGTTGATACGAACATGCGCGACTTCAGAGGGTGGGACGTGACGTGTTGTGGCGAGATACATGACATATCGTTTGGCGACCTGCTTGGGCAGTTCGCTCAGACGCCGTCGGACTATGAACGTCTTGCCAACATATATCGTGCGGCCAACAATATGCGTGGCTTTGTGAGTGCGCGTGCAAGTTTTGGTGTGTCGACGCGTAGGAAGGACATAGACTTTTTGTTGAACACCGACGAGTCGCTTTGCAGGGTGATAGAGGTGTGGCGCAAGGAGACGAAGCCCCGCTACCGATGTCACGATTACAACAATGGTGACGTGTTCAAGATAGACGTGAATGACAAGAAGGCTCTTGTAGACGATGTGAACCAGCAACGTTTGGAACAGGGGTTGTCGTTGGGCATGGCTAAGGAGGACATTCCGTTGGTTAAGGCAGAGTGGTTTGTGGACAGTTATTGGTACTACTACTACCTTACCCCGTTTGGTGACATACTTGCTGAGGGTGAAACGCCTTATGCGCACAAAAGTCACCCCTATGTGTTCAAGGCATATCCGTTCATAGACGGTGAGATACATTCGTTTGTGAGTGATGTGATAGACCAGCAGCGTTATGCGAACCGCCTTGTGACGATGTATGACTGGATAATGCGTGCGAGTGCGAAGGGTGTGCTGTTGGTTCCGGACGAATGCCTTGGCGACCAGAGTCCTGAGGATTTTGCAGATGCGTGGACCCGATTTAATGGTGTGGTGTTGTATCATGCGAAGCCTGGTGTGCCTGCCCCGACACAGGTGGCAAACAATTCGACAAACATAGGTATTAGCGAGTTGCTTAACTTGCAGTTGAAGTTCTTTGAGGATATAAGCGGTGTGCATGGTGCGCTACAAGGACGTCAGGGTACTACTGGCACGAGTGGCACGTTGTATGCGCAGCAGGCGCAGAATGCAACGACTTCGTTGCTTGACTTGCTGGATTCGTTTTCGCAATTTGTGGTAGATGCCGCATACAAGGACGTGAAGAACATTCAGCAGTTTTATGACCAGAAGCGTACCTTTAACATAGCCGGCCGCCAGGCTACGCAGATTGAGTATGACCCGGAAAAAATTCGTGATACCGAATTTGACTTGAGCATAGTGGAGAGCACGGCCACCCCCGTGTACAGACAGATTGCGAATGACTATCTTGTGCAGTTCTGGCAGTCGGGACAGATTACCTTGCAGCAGTTGCTTGAGGTGGGCGACTTTACGTTTGCGGACCAGCTGTTGCAGAGCATTAAGAGCCAGCAGCAACAGATGCAGCAGGGGCAGACACCGGAAGGTGTGCCGCCAGAGCTGATGCAGCAGGCGCAGAATGGTGCTGACATGAATGCGGTGAACAAGCTGTATGGTGCGATGAAAGGCGAAGACAATGATGAGGCCCGACAGTATGGAGAGCCACAAACACCTAATGAGCAATGAACAGTTACTTGATAGATGAGATGGTGAAGGACGTGCGTATAGCAATAGACAACAACACGGAGGATAAGGAGTTGCTGGAGTTTGCTGATACTGACACGTTGATGCTGCAAGACATAGTGCGCGCCAAGGTGGTAGATGCTGCCAATATGATAGTGCGCGATGCGCCAGTGGATATGCTTGACGGTGGTGTGGTGGCGGACTTGAAGGGCATGGTGAAACTGAACAAGGTGTATGACACGGACACCATGCAGTATGCAGTGGTGAGGCTTGACAGAAGTTTTATGCGCCTGGTGAGTTTCAGAATGGGTGATTGGAGCATGGCTGTGACGGAGGCCATCAGTCCCGACAGTGCTTTGTATGCCATGCAGCGCAGCAGAATAGAGGGCGTGCGTGGCAACAAGGAGCGTCCGGTGGTGGCTGTTGTGCCGTCGAATGTGACGGGCGGGTATGACTTGGAGGCGTACTCTACGAAGTCGGACAATGCTTTAATGACTTATATGCCGTATGCAAGTTTGTCAAGCGATGGTGCGTCGATTGAGCTGCCCGTGCACTTGTACAGTGCGATTGTGTATGCCACGGCCTATCTGACTGCTTTGGCCTTTGGTGCTGGCGAGCAAGCGGCCAATTTGCTGCGTGTGGCACATGAACTGGCGCATATCAGTGATGCGGCACCTGATTATGTGCAACAGCCGCAACAACCATTACAACAAGAAGAGCAATGAAGAAAGATTGGAAAGACATAGAGGGCCATAAGTTCCGCATTGACGTGGGTTCAACATTAAGACAGGCCATGTCGGATGATATGCCTGCCGAGGTGTTGTGCTTTACTACTGACGGACATATTGTGATGAATGGTTTGGAGTTTCCGGACCTTGATGCAGTGAAGGCCGAGCTCAGACGTGAGTTGTTCAGCTACAAGATAGATGAGTCGGTGTTCGGTTTGACTGCTGATATGTCTCGCAATGAGGTGGAGAAGATAATGGATAAGCCGCTATTTGACGAGATAGTTGACGCGATAACCAAGGGCCTTACTCTCTATGTTGGTGAAGGATATGTGGACGGCAGGTATAGTGTGGTGCATACTATTACTGGCAAGAACTTTAGGGAGCTGGACTTGACGTATAAGGACAACCGCGTGGTGTTGCGTAATTACGTTCCATTGAGTTCGGTTGAGGTGTACTATGGTGGCGGTTCCCGTTTGTTGAAGCTTGAAAACGATGTTGAAGAGTTGAAGGACCTCCTTACTATGGCTTAGACAGAACCTAATTTTTATAAACAATTAAATTATTAACAGAGATGGCAGAATTGAATGAAATTGCCGCAGGAACGATGATTGGTTTCTCGGCGAACAAGACGGTGAAAGAAGCGAAGGAAGATACAGCTACCAACCGCGTTGACATCTGTAAGACGAAGGAACTTTACCTGAATGGTGAGCGCGCTGGTGTTACGGACGTTGAGAAGAAATTCCTTGAAGAAAACTTGAACCCTGATAGCACTGTGAAGGCTTCGAAGGTGAAGACTTCACTTGGCAGCGACATTGAGACTTATGTTAAGAACAATGTGGCAGGTGCTTACAAGTTCCAGGGTTCGGTAAACAGTATCAATGAAATTCTTGCAAAAGATTGCAAGAAAGGCGATGTTTTCAACGTTCGCGTAAAATTTGTACTTAGCGGAAGTGGTGAAAATGATGGCACTTACGAGGCTGGTACCAATGTGGCTGTGAGAGAGGATTTTGCAGCAGGTAAAGGCTCACAAAGATTGCTTGACCCCTTGGGTGGTATCGTTAACGGCTATGCGACGAAAAAAGATTTAGAGACCGGACTTGCGAAGAAGGCTGATAAGGCGATTGTGCTGCCGATTTCAAATTATGTGCCTGGAGGAAAGGTTGAAGAAATAGCAGATGTGTTTGGTTTTGATGTGAACACATCATCAGATACTATTGCCGCATATTTAACTGGTGACCGCAGTTTTGACAAGTTGTTTAACGCTATTCAATCTGGTGTGAAGATTTATGGTCAGTATCATCATTATCTTGCCCTTACTGAACTTTCTGAGGTAGGTATAGCTGAGGTATGCAACGCTAAAGCCTATGATTGGTCGGGACAAATAGGTTCTACTCAAAAACAAACGTATAAAGCCATAGAGATGGAACTGGAAGGTGTAAATATAGTTATCAAACTTTCAGGTGCAAAATATTCGGCGCTTAAATCGAAATCCCTTCGCGCCCGCATCCAAGACCTTGAAAGTCAGTTGACCTTGGCCTAAGGCATTTTATCTTTATTATATAACGAAGCCGCACTATGGCCGGTGTGTCATGGTGCGGCATTATTTTAATATAGACTATGGCAAAGAAAGATTGGAGCGAGATGGAAGGATTGCCATGGCGGCTTGATGTAGGCTCGACATTGGAAGAGGCCATGCAGTCGGATAATGGCCAGATGCTGTATGTAACGAAAGATGGCCATATAGTGATGAATGGTGAGGTGATAGCCAATGATGCTGTACATTACATTGGCAGTTATTCACTTTCTTCGGGAGGCGAAAATGCTGCAAAGCAGCTGTCGGTAAATTGCTTTACGAAGCCAATACTGCACTATACCATAACGGGCAATAATAATTGGACAGCGTTGGTTCGCCAGGTGCGTACGAACAATACGAATGTGCGTCAGTGGCTGAGGCTCGGTGCTACGCTATACTACCGTGATGTGACGATGAACAGCGACTTTAGTCAGGCTACATCATGCACATCGTGGACGAGGTTGCCGGAGTATGACTCTACGGTGGACAGCCGCATCACCAATAATCGTGAGGACATAGCGAACAACATTCAGAAAATCAATGCGAACACGACCAGACTGGACGGCATAGATGGTGCAATAGAGTCCTTCGGTGAGAGCATTACAGACCAAGCCTTGCGCATATATAACCTGGAGCACGGCAAACCATTGGCCACCCAATCGGCACCAGGCTTTATGAGCGCAGAAGACAAGGTGAAGGTGGACACGCTGAACGGCGGCATTGCGCAGCAGAAGGACGGCAGTTATAAGACATTGACTGGCTTGGCCGTCATTGAGACGCATTCCGACGTGGTGGGCGAGGAGGTGAGTTTGACAGACTTTAATAACGCCCCCACAACCTACAATAAAGGTGATGTGATAAACCTGTACTATACCAAGGGTGCCTATGGTGTGCTTGCGCAGAAGGATATGCTATGGTTCGGCCGCCGCGTGGTGAGCAGCGACAGCAGTAACGGCACACTCTTGAAGTACGACTTTAAGACCATTGCCGGTGTGGAGCCTCATGATGCGTTTTACAATAACATTCCTCTGTATTTCTTGACACTCAAGGGTTATACATCTGCCTCCAGGGGTAGTGCTGGTTATACATTGACGCCATTGAATGTAAGTGCAGTGCCCTACTTGCCATCAACAGCAGACAAGGTGCTGCTTGAGAAGATAAAACAGAAACTTGGATTATGACAGACCTGATACAGACTATCAGTTCTATTGTGACAGGTGTGGCAATACCAGTGCTCGGTGTATTCTTGTTTTATGATGCGAAGAAACGTGAAGCTTCTGCCAAAGCTGGAAAGGCTGAGGCAGACAACATCACGCAATATGCTGCACAATGGCAGAAGTTGTATGAAGAGAAGGTGAAGCACGAAGAGGAACTGAATGAGAAGATTGATGCGCTATATGTGCAGCTTAATGAGCAACGCGATGAACTTGCGCGACTTAAAAAGGAGATGGCAGAACTGATGGTGAAGCAGCAGTATGCGGAGAGCCAGAAGTGTACGGTGTTTGGCTGCCCCAACCGCCAGCCGCCTCAACTTGTGTGTGCAAGTAGTAATCACCCGGAACAATAGGACTATGAGATTGACGAGATATATCACGGAATTGATACGTGTGGACAGTGGGCATAGCAGCAAGGCGTTTTTCCTTGTGATGGTGACGATTGTTGGCAGTGTGTTGCTTCTTTGCGCGGCGTTTGTGCTGGCATGGGAGGTTGTGAGCACTGGCACTATACATACGGATTTAGTGGGACTGAGCGCATTTGTGGGCAGTGTGGCAAGTTTGTTTGCGACAGCTGGCATCACAAAGGTGTGCAGTGAACGGAAAGAAAAGAAATGCGAGTATGAATGATTGGATAGGTGGTTACAATTCTGTGTTCAAGTGTCTTGGCGGGAGAGGTCATGGGCAGGAGGAACGCGAGGTGAACGACTATTATGCGACAGACCCGATGGCGGTAGATTATCTTGTTGAGAATAATTTGTTGCCAGATTGTATATGGGAATGTGCTTGTGGTGAAGGGCATCTGAGTAGAAGGCTTGAAGAAGAAGGATATGATGTGTATAGTTCGGACTTGGTGGACCGTGGATATGGTGTAAGCGGGGTGGACTTTTTGAAGGCTGATGAGAAGCCTTCTGACAAGATAAAATGTATAGTTACCAATCCGCCCTATAAATATGCCACAGAGTTTGTGCTGCACGCAATAGACATTCTTAAGCCCGGCGACAAGATTTTCATGTTCCTTAAGACGACATTTCTTGAAGGCCGGAGAAGGAAAGAAATGCTTTTTGACCGTTTCCCGCCAAGGACAATCTACCAATTCAGCGGAAGAGTTGTCTGTGCAAAGAATGGAGATTTTGGAAAGATGAAGAAGATTGGAAGTGCTGTTGCTTATGCTTGGTACGAGTGGGAGATTGGTTCGTATGGCACGACAACACTCAAATGGATATAACACAATATAATATGGAAAATTGGAAAGAATTAGCGGCATTTGTGCTGGAGCGCGAGGGCGGCTATTGCAGCAGAAAGGCTGACAAGGGAGGGCCGACTAACAAGGGTGTGACATTGGCCACCTACCGCAGTGTGTATGGGCAGAGCAAGACGATTGAGGACTTGAAGCGCATTACTGATGCGGAGTGGGAGTACATTTTTAAGAAATTCTACTGGGACAAGTGCAAGGCAGACTACATACAGGACAAGAGCGTGGCCTTTATTCTTGTGGACTGGGCCTATAACAGCGGAGTTAAGACGGCCGTGACGCACTTGCAGCGGATAGTTAAAACGACTGCCGATGGCATCATGGGCAAGCAGACCTTGCAGGCGGTAAATACGCGTAGTCCGCTGCCATTGTTCGGGGCATTGAAGCAGGACAGGATAGCTTTTTATAAGGCAAGAGCTGCCAAGAATCCGAGTCAGAAGGTGTTCTTGAAGGGGTGGCTAAATAGAGTTGGCCATTTTGCTTATAACAAGTTCGTATAATACGAAACTGCCACACAAGTTTCCCCGTGCGGCAGTTAAGTGTTCTAATAATACTTTTTTTATGGTCACTGCAAAGGTAACAAATATAGCCCAAAATATGCGTAGAGTTAGTGGTTTTTTAATCGTGATTATCTGTGCAGTTGTCTTGCACAGCAGTTGCGCGCGCAAGGTGGCGCAGAGCATTGAGCGCACTCACGACACGCTGATAGTGTATAAGACCGACAGCGTGATGGTGCGTGATACGATTGTGACAGTTTCCAACATGGAAACTGTGGACAGTGTGGCAGAGCGCATGACTACCTATGTGGTGGTGGACACAGCTGGCAAGGTGCTGACGAAGTATGTGTATCGCGACAGAAGCGTGTATCACAACAAGGACGCTCTTAGTGCGAGCAGTCATGTGTCATGCCGCACACACCGCACAAACAGTACAAGCCATAAGGCTACGGTGCGTGATGCGGTGACAAAGGTTGAGAAGCCTCCTGCAAGGTGGAAGATTCGGGCCGTTGGCGGTCTGTTTATCTTAGTAATATGCGTGTTGTTATATTACAGTATATATAGTAAGTATAAGTGATTTTGTTGGGTTGTTTGTTGGGCAAGCATGGGCGCATGGTGATGTGTCCCGTGCTTGCCTTTGTGCTTATTTTTTTACAAAACAAAATCACTTATGAACAATGGAACAATTACAACAGATTTTCGATAATGCAGTTGAAGCCGTGATGCAAGCCAGCGGCCTTGACTTTGATGCGCTTGCCAACTGTCGCTCGGAGCGGTGTGTGGTTGCGCGCGTGGTGCTTGTTGACGTACTGATGGAGCTTGGTATGAGCGAGGGTGATATTGCATTCCTTAGCGGCATGAGTCAACAGAGGGTTAATTCGCTTAAGAATAGTGCGAGGTACAGGCTAAAGGGGCTGGCTGCACGGGTGATGAGGGAGGAGGTGAGGAAATCCGTTTCCTTGCCAATATGAGTAAAGGCCACCTGGATTTGGTGGCCTTTGGCTTATGATTGGTTGTATGTAGTCCTTAAGCCTGTCAATGAAGATTTAATACGTTGTGCAGGCTTGTTTCAACTGTTATTGCAGACCGTTCTTCTTCTCTCTTTGTGCTATTGCAGCGCAATCTCTGTCATATTGCAGTTGCAGGCTTCTCCAATAGTCAGCAGGAATATCAAGAGCTTGTTCAAGTTTTCTTGCTATATCCACAGATATAGATGTGCCACCTCTGAGCAATCTGCTAAGATTTGCTTGCTGAATGTTCATGCGCGTGGCGAGTTCCTTTTTGCTCATTCCACGAGCTTTCAACTCATCCTTAATCAATTCAACTGGGTGTGTTGCCTCAAACGGAGTGATGTTATTTATTATCGCCATAATGTTCGCTTATTTTATTCTAATCCGAACGTTCTGTTTAGAGCGTGGTTTGTTGTTGGGCTATTAAGAAGTGTAGCTTTAATTGTGCTAACAAGTTCTTCTTCCAGGGAACATTGATACGTGTGTTCGTTCAGTGCATCAATTCTGACAGTCTTTAATTTCGTGCAATTTACAAATGAATTATACCTTAGGCATGAGCATTGTGATACAGATATAGGCATTAGGTAGTCCGTAAACAAATATCCCATGCGAGTATTTATCTTTGAATTGATGACAACACCTCCGATGGCGTTACCTCTGTTATCGAACCCAAGAATTATGAAGTACTTTCTTCGTGTGTTATATCCGTCTCGTGGTGTTATACCATTGCTCTCGTCCATTTCCACGTAATGAACATCGCCTATATTAAGTTGGTTATTCATTATGCGAGGATTTTGTCAAATTCGAGGTTTTCTTCTATGTAGGATAATAGTTCTTTATCGTCGTTTACGTCTTTCACCATGCCTAAGACGTTCATCTCCTTACGGCCGCTGCTGTTATACGCTCTTTGCCATTCTACTCCATGTGATTTTTCGCGCAATTTGCCATACGGCATATAGGCATTTTCGCGGATAGACTTGTCAAGTTCTTCCATTTCCGCTTCTGACAAATATTCAGTGTCTGCCTCTCTCTTGGCGGTAAGAAAATAATAAGAGTCGTCTGTTCCGTACGTTATGCTTGCGTCAAGCATATCAGACAATTCCTTGTCGCGTCTATAATCTTTTTTGATGCAATCGTAGAGTGATGATGGTACTGGCCCGTCTGGAAGTGCACAGAATGTGTCTTCGACCATTTTCATGCCCCACTTAGTGAGCATGGATAAATTAGCGAAGTAGATAACCTTGAAGACGTGGTAGTAATCTAACCCGTGTGTCTTGTTAAGAATATAAAGCACGATTTCGGTGAGGTGCTTCTTTTCGAATGTATTCATAACGAGTGATTTTAGTGTGTTGCAAAGTTACGACTGCATGCTGGTATTTGCAAGGATTTAATGATTATTAGTAAAGAGTTGACAGACTGATTTTAACAAAAAACTCACAAGCAACAAACAAAACCCACAAACAACTCACAAGCAACTTGTCACCACCTTTGCGCTATCGGGGGATATTCCCCGACCGATTAAAAACACTTATAAAAATGGACAATGTAGAGAAAGTAATCTGTTGCGACAGAGGTAATGATGCGCTTGCTTATGCGGCAATGGCTAACAACAAGGGCAATGACCCTATGGCCCTGGCAGCTATGATGAACGGTGGTCTTGGAGGTGCTAACCAGTGGCTTAACAATCCGTTTTTGTATCTTATTTTCCTTGCCATGTTCGGTGGCAATGGCTTCGGGTTTGGCAACAACCGCAATGGTCTGCAAGATGCTGAGATACAGGGTCAAATCCAATCTTTGCGCTCGCAGATGGCTGACAACCACAACTCCGACTTGCTGATGCAGGCGATAAGAGGTAACAACGATGCGTTGACCACGCTGGGTGCAAACCTTAATTGTGACTTCAACCAGTTGCAGCAAGGCGTGTGCGCTGTTCGCTCCGCTATTGACAACGTAAGCGGCAAGGTAGGCTTCTCGGCAGAGCGCGTAATCAACGCAGCGGAGAGAGGTGATGCGGCAGTTATCCAGGCAATTCAGAATTGTTGCTGCAACACGCAGAATAGCATCACCAAGATGGGCTATGAGAACCAGCTCGCAATACAAGGACAGACCAACTCCTTGCAGCAGAGCCTCAATTTCGTCAACTCATCGGTGGAGCGCGGATTTAGCTCTGTTGGCTATCAGATGTCGCAGGACAAGTGCGATGTTATTCGTGCAGGACAGGACAACACGCAGCGCATAATTGATGCCTTGAACAACCATTGGTATGCTGACATAGACCGCAAGTATCAAGACGCACGTTTGGAACTCTCTCAGCAGAACCAGACTGCCGCACTGATTGCAGCCCTTAGCAAGACTACGACTGCCACGGCATGAAGAGGGGTCGCTTCCAGAAAGGAAATAACCTCTGAGGACCATTCTATTGACGTCAACGAAAAGGTTGACAACAATAGCTTTTTCGCGAGGTCGCGGAGAGGTCGAAAAGAGAAGTAATAACAAGCACGTGGGGAGGTGATTGCCCCACGTGCTACTAACACGTTGAAATCATGCTATTCAAAGATGTGAAAATAGGCTACCCGATTTACTTTCTTGACAAGGAGGGGGCAAGGTATTACCAAGGCAAGGCCGTGAGTGTTGCAGTTCCGCGCTACGACAATAGCCAAGCCAAGGCTTTTGGCGCGCAGCCGACTGGTCTTGTAGTAGACATAACCATAGAGGCAGATGGTGCTACTAAGACATACACAATCCCCGAAACTGCAACAATAACGTATGCAGGGCATCTTGTATTGTCAACCGACAAGGACGGCATACTAAGAGAGGTGGAAGCACTTAAGGCTGCAAGCGAAGAAGCACTGTCGCAAGTGGAGCGACACAAGCAAGCGGTGACAAATTGTAACCAGTTAATGGAGGAGCTTAATCCTGCCTTTGCCGAAAAACGGGCGCAAGACAAGCGGATTGAGGGCATTGAGAACGAGGTGAAGAGCCTTGGTGCTGTCCTCCGCGATTTTATTAACGAGTTCAAAAAGTAAGATTATGGGACGATTATATATGGTATTTTGCAAGGGTGGTGGCAAGTGCAAGCACTTTGACAAGGAGAGTGCAGAGAAGGCTGTCAGTCGCATATACTACACGACTAAGGACGGCACAGAGCATCACGGGCCGCACTGGAGCCTGGAGCAGGTGCTTGAAGCAACGAAAGGGTTGCAGTTTAAGCCTTGTGTAACGGGCTACGACAAGTATGTTGCGTTTAATGCGGCTTATGCCGACTTGTGCAAGACGTTGACGCCAGACTTGATTATAGAGACAGGTCATGCGTTTTTCTTTGAAGATGAAGATGCGCCCTGCAATAAGATATGGATATACATGGAGAGTTTTGAGTAAAAAAAGCGTGACACATCGTCACGCTTTTTGCTCTAATATAATGCCGTTCAGATATAAATTTATAAATTTGTTGCGTCTGTTAGGCATAGCGATATGTCCATTGTCTTGTAGTGAGTCTTTATTGGCTCACTACTTTTGGTTAAAAACATAATCCATCAATTTTTCATTTGCTTCGTTTATCAACGAGAAGTCCTTCTTTATGTATAGATTAGTGACTCTCATTCTCTCGTCGATATGGCATAGCATGTCATTGACTATATATAATGGTATGCGTACATCATTTGCTGCAATAGTTGCCATAGAATGCCTGGCAGAGTAAAATTGCAATTTCTCAATTCCGAGAGCATTGCCAATTATCTTCAATCCCTTGTTTAATGCAACGTTGAAATTGCTTGGCGTGCTGTATCTTTCTGAGAAATTAAACACAGTACCGGCATTCCCTTTTGACACGTATTTTTTCATTATTGGCTTTATGTTCTCTGGTACAATTATTTCCATTAGCGCATTGTCGCTCCTTCTGTCGCGTGTTTTCGTCCTATTATACCTTATCCGTTGTCCATCATAATCCGTCACGCTGTATAGGTCTACTGCATTCATGCCCATCAAACAGAATGATATGATAAAGCAGTCCCTTGCGATTATTTCTCTTTCAGATTTTCCAGTATAATTGTAAATGGCTCTTATCTGTTCAACAGTCAAGGCTCTCTTTTCTGCTACGTTCTGTTTTTTCGGTTTATAGCTATGAAGTGTTTTCTTTATCTTAATGTCATCGTTGTCATAATCATTATAGAACTCTCGCGCATCTTGGAAAATCTTCATGATGGAAGATGTGTATAGTGACATTGCACGTGGCTTATCGGAGAGTGACCGCTCCCACTCTCGCATCATCTGTTCGCAAAACTCACTGCAATATATAACTCGTCTACCGAAGAACTTGCATAGTGCATTTATTGCGGATTTGTAGTTGCGTATGCCTTTTAGGTCATTGTGTTCGTTTACCCATCTCTCGGCATATTTGATGAAGTTTATACTTTCTCCTTCATCTTTTTGTTTGAGTTTTTCCACAATCGTGTCAAAGGGTACATCATTCACTTCAAGATACAACCCTTCAATCTTTTTCCGTAGTTTGCTGATAATGTCATTACCACGTTCGAGTACGTTGTTGTTCTTTATTTTGAGGGAAGAGGTCAAATCTTTTTTACCTACAATCATAGTTGTTGGTAAATAGACGGTCTTCCGATTGTGTGAGAACCGGATAAAAACGACATACGTTTTATCTTCTCTCTGTCTGTCCTTCCGGACCATTAGTTTGAATGTAGCCATATTGTCTGTTTGTTATGCCCGAAGGCAAAGTTAATAATGAATTGGAAAACATTTGGAAAACATTTTCGTTTTACAATCATATTCCAAACGTTACTTGTAAGCAATCTATTTTCTTTGTCCAGATAGTTTAACCATGACTACACGTGTAGAAAACCATTGATAATCAACGAAAAACAGAGGATTGCTCGTTACGAACAATCCTCTGTTTGGTGGGGTGCTTAGTGGGATTCGAACCCACGACATTCAGAACCACAATCTGACGCTCTAACCAACTGAACTATAAGCACCATAATGAGTGTCTTTCTTTCCGAAAGCGATGCAAAAGTACGGCTTATTTTTGAAACTGCAAAGTGTTTCGCCATTTTTTTTGCGAGAAAGTGCATTTTTGTGCAACAAAAGGGGTAAAAACACGTTTGAGAGTGTGTAAATGTGCATTTCTTAAGCGTTAAAGTGCA